TAATGGTATATATCGTGATGTTGTCAGATGTTCCTATTCTATGGCAACGGTCAATAGCCTGTTCCTTAGCGGCATTAGTCCACGGCTCGTCTAAGAAGATAACAACCGTTCCGGCGGTGAGCGTAATGCCTGTACCCATAGCACCTGTTGTTCCTACGGCAACCTTGACACTATCTACCTCCTGAAACTGCTGTACTAAGAACTGTCTGTCAGCGTCCTTCGTTTCACCTGTGATTACAACAGGATTAAACCTTTTCAGTCTTTCGACCAAAGGGTTAGTTATCTGTGTCCAGTTACTGAACACAACAACTTTTCTGTCGTTGTCCACCGCTTCTTCGATAAGTTCCTCGCACCTATCAAACTTGGCACTCTCGGCTACTGAACTTGACAAAATTCCCGTATAGCCTGTCGCCTGTCTTAATCTGATAAGTTCCGCAAGGGGGTTACTACTTGCCTTTATCTTGTCAATATTTAACTGAATATCGTTGGACACTTCACGGTAAATCTGCTCCTGCTTCGGTGTCATTTCAACAAATTCGTTGATATACAACTTGTCCGGCAAGTCGAGAACTTTTGCTTTAAGCCTCCTAAGCATAATAGAGTTAAGTTGCTTTTGCAGTTCCGGCATATTCTTATAGCCGATTATCTGATAACCGCCAAAGCCTCCCATATTACAGTAGTGGTTCTTGAAAGAATAGAAAGCGTGTTTTTCATATCCGAGCCACTTCAAAATAATGTAAAGGTCAAGGGGGTTATTCATAAGCGGAGTACCTGTCATAGCAATTTTATAGTCCGCATTAAGTTTCATCATTCCCTTGCTCTGCTGACTTTGAGGGTTCTTGCACTTATGGATTTCGTCTATCGCAATAAGTCCTATGATGTGACGTCTGCTTGCCTCCTCTAATGCCTCGGCAATATCGGGGTTCCTAAGACTTTCTATATTCGTGATTATGAAATAATCGTTTATGCGGTCAAGGTTAAGAGCGTCCTGTAACTTGTCATTATTACTGCCGATAACTGTTTTTCCTCTTACGGTCTTCTGACCTAATATCCACGCACCCTCGTTAGAGTGAGTTGTAATCTCACGAACCCAATTCCACTTTAAGCCGTTTACACCGCAGATAATAAGACAGTGCTTATATCCCTTTTCGAGTTTCTTGGCTACTGCAATATCAATAACCTGTTTAGTTTTTCCAAGACCCTGTTCGTCTCCAAGCAACCACGAATTGTGGGTAAGACCATAATTAAATCCTTCTATCTGATGTTCAAAAGGCTTTGTCTTAAACTTGAAATTTTTAGGGGCGTTTGCCTTTGTCTTCTCCTTCTTCGGCTTTGCAACCTCGCCCTCCTCGGTTATCTCACAGAACGAGATTTTATCCTTAAATTCTTCGTAAAGGCTGACAGGTATCTCCCACTCTTTTGTGGCTTTATTCCAGTATCTCTCCTTCATACCTCTAACAATGTCAACAACCTCGGCGTTGTAAGGGAATGAAACAAACATACTCTGCTCTGAAAATGCCTGTTTAGCCGTATCGAACCTAATATGCACCTCTACGCTCGTAGGATGCGTCCTACCGCTTTCGTCTGCTTCAAACGGTAAATTATTCGTTTCAGCCGTATCGCTTCCTACAGCCTCATTCTGAGCCGATTTTGACAGGTCAATAAATTCTGTAATCGCAGACTTAATGACCCAACCTACCCATACGGTCTTGTTGAGTTCCGCTCTATAAGTTTCCACAGCCTTTTCTAATTCTTCTTCTGAATTAAAGGGGTTGACGTAATTGTGACCCCCACACTCCGGTCCTATACCGAAGTATTGTGATACAGGGTTAGTGAGTTCTCGTCCACATTTCATACAGGTACGAGTAATCTTCTCTGTAATATCTCCGTGTAATCTCATAAAGTACATTCCACGGGTTTCTTGAATAATATCTCCAACCATTGTTCTTAACGGCATAGGGTTGTTGTTATTCCACTTCGCCATAAAGTCGAACTCCGGTGTAGCGGTCTTTGTCATATACTGTTTTACTGTTATCTTATACATCTGTTGCACCTCATAAATCTGTTAGTCGTGGTCTTGCACCGTGAACATTATACATAATGTTTGCCTGTTTGTCAATAGTCGAGGTGAACCTTTTTTAACAAGGCTTCATCTGTATATATTAAATTTATGTTGGTGTTCGATAGACCGTCATCTATGGGTTCTCCATACGTGAGAACTATATCTCCTGAGCGGTCAACATCTACGGTTATATCAATCCTCATTTATATATTTCTCTACTATTTTTCTTACTGCCGGAGTGACTAAATACCTTGAACCGCCCTGTACGATATATAAAATTCTTCTAAACTTTACGTAATATGTTTTTCCTGAAGAGTGCATAAGCGGTACATCATTACAGTAAGACACCCAATTATGTCCTATGAAATTTTCTTTGAGCATACGGTAGGGGTTTGATTTTCCCCGCAGTTTACTATCAGCATAAGAGTATTTATCCCAAATCTCTGTAAGGCACTCGCTTGGGATTTCTTTGCGATATTTAAGACCTTTTCCGTTCCACGGCATAACGTATCTTGACATACATATATTATAACATAAATTGAAACCGCCCGATTATAAGTCGAGCGGTCTCGGGAGGTAAATAAAGCAATAAAGCACAGAAAGTTAAGGCTTGATTTTCTGTCCTACCTTAATGATATAAGGTGAACTGATACCGTTATTCTTGGCAAGTGTACTCCACTCTACTCCAAGTTGTGAGGCGATACTCTGAATTGTATCACCTTTCTTTACTGTATAACTTTTGGTCTTCCCCGCCTCAGTCGTAGTTGTGTCGGGTAAGATAATAGGTTCATCTGTTGAAACATCTGCTTTTTTGGTTCTCATATAAACTCCTTTTGCTTATGTCGCATACTTAGGACGACCAAAGCCGTATATCTTCTTATTACTCTTGCTTATCTTGTGTTTCCTGACTGCTTGATACTTCACGCCCTTGATGACAACGGTTTCGTTTCCTGCGGTATAGTAATAATACTTTGTATTGACCTTATAAACCTTACCTGTATGAGAGAGTTTTCCCTTACTGTTCTTCAAGAAAATTTGGTCTCCATACTTGCCTGTCTTGGATGTTCTCTTTTTTGCTTTGTAGTACTTATAACTCCAGCCCACTCCTGCTCCACAAGACTTTGCGGGTTGACAAAGTACTTTCTCTGCGTCTTTTGCTGACTTGGCAATATGAAGCACTGTCCAGTCGTGAAAAATGTCGCACCAGTCTGCACATCCGTATTTCTTCCCATTGTAAAAGGTAGGGTACTTAGTATCTATTTCCTTAGCGTACTTATCTTTCTTACCCTTACACTTGTAACCAACTTGGGACTGTGCAACCGCAACGGACTGCTTTGCCGAGGGTATCATACGTCTTCCTCCGTGAGAGTTTCTTCAAACTCTTCAACTTCTTCTCCTTCCTCACCCTCGTCGCTATCATCCTTATCGTCATTGATAGGAACTAAAACTCCAGGCTCTTTTGCTTCGGTAAACTGCTTATAAACCTGATGGAGTCCGGTTGCGGCAAGTCCTGAGCCGATACCGATATACAGGGCTTCAAGCCAGTTATTAGCGGGAATGAAATTAGGAATGGTATAAAAAGCAAGTATTGCAAGAATACTTCCTGATACCGCACAAAGTGTAGGTATAAACTTTTTAAGTGTTTCATTACCTATCGCTTTGAGTCCTGCACCTATGAAAAGGCAAATTCCTGCAATAGGGACAAATACTAAAAACTCTAAATCGTTCATTTTTCTTTTCCTCCTTTATTATCTGTACCACAATACAATATGATACATACAAATATTATAATACATATAGCCGTGAATATGCTATTTATAGTGTCCATTAGTCTTGCGTTCTTATTTCATTCAACGCTTCTCTTACAGCTTCTTCCTGATACCGTACATCATCCTCGTTAATGTCTTCTTCGTCCATAGCACACCTCCATCATTCTCTGATTTCGGTTACGTGCAGTTGTGATACAAGTCCATCAATACGCTTATGTGCTGACTTGGCGGACATTTCAACTTTGATAAGCCGCTCTTTACTATCCTCTGCATTTTCGGCATACTTATCAACCTTTTTTTCCAACTGTTCTATCCTGTATGTTGAAAGTTTGTTAGAAACGAGAATACCCGTTATTGAGCCTGCAAGCGTTCCTATAAGCGATATTACCGCAACTGTTACACTCGGATCATTCATTTGACTATCCTCCTGCCTTCATTATATCATGCATTATACAAATACTTGACTTCCGTATTTCCGTTACCGTCATGCCATACGTTGTTGACACCAATTAAAGCCTCTATCTGACGTGGCGTGAGGTCTATGTCGAAAGGTGTTTCGAGCACATAAGCTATCATTACGTCCGTCAACGAAGCAACAAAATCATTGATAGTAGAATATGCGTTATTCCTAATGAAAAATTGTTTTGCCAACCTCAACCATGTTTCATTGTGCATATTTTGCGATATAGTAAACTGACTATCGGCTGGATAATGAGAACATAAAGCACCCTCTTTTCTATCGCTATATTCAACACCAGTAGGTTTAATATCGGTAAAATTTGTTACAAAAATATGGTCTGCCGCACTATTGATAGCCCATGTTAAAGTATCAGCATCAACACCTTTCCATGTAGCGTGAAAATACGTTCTATCGGGCGTTATAATCAACTGTCCACCGTAAACCGTCTGACCGAGGTTTAATGTTACATTGGGAGTTATTTTGCCAACAAGTTCATTAGTTCCGCTATCATAATCATAATAATCAGCGGGATAGATACTGCGGAAAAATGCCACACCCGCACCTGCCGTTGCCTGTTCAAGCGAATAGATGTAATCGGCAATGGTCGAGCCAAACATTGCGGTAAGGTCGAATATCTGTGCATTTTCAAAAACAATTGTGTCACCACTATCTAATGACTTCGGATTGAGATTGAAATATATATAATTCTTAAACGGTGTTGCACCGCTTGAATTTGTTAGTTTATGAAAACAATAACAAGTAGTTTTCTGATTAGCGACATTTGGAGTCATGTAAACAGAAGGCGTTACATTGTCACCGCTATACCCTATTCTTGGTCTTATAACCTTTGAACAAGTGACATCAATTTTTTCAAAATAAACATGACCAGAATATACGCTATCGCTTGACAATTGAGTGATAGACATATTTTGGTTGTTTGATGTTAAATTGAGTGTTGCCTTGTTATTGGCAATCGACATTGTGCCAAAAGCATCGGGAAATGTCCAATTATCAGTATTTGCAAAATTGCCATTCTGTATTAACTGATTAAACGCAACAGTGCCCCTAAAATCACTATCAATAGAAAACAAGTCAACAATGCTTTCGTTTTGAGTGTTGACTATGTTCACCTCTGAAAAGCCGTTTATAGGGTTAGGGTTGTCGGGTGTACCGTTTCCGCCCGTGGCTTTTATCTCGCATTTTACTTCCTGCAAAACATCAACCATGTTCGTTTCAAACGTGGCTATTCTTCCGCTTGCTGTGCGGAGTTTAAGGCTTCCGCCCGTATTACCCGTGCAACGTAAATATGCCATATTACGATACCCTCACTTTCACGCCTAAATCTATATCCTGGGCTTCAAACGTAAGTGTTACACTTCCCGTTCTAACAGATATACCTACGGGGTTTATGCCAAAGTAATTGGTATAATAATCAATAGTCGAGTTCTCTGTTATTGCAATGTTGGAAAGTGTAATGCTTGTCTGTCCGGCTGACAACGTGCCTGTAATGTCAGTATATTTATCAGCCTTCTCTGCAATAGCCGTCTTTATGTCCGAAGCGATAGCCGTTAATGCTTCCTTGCTTACGATTTTCTGTTCCGCCATAATCTATATTCTCCTTTCTATGCGTTATCCCAAATGCTATGAGCTTCACTTGCGGTCATTATTCCAGATATATTCTCTAACTTATTAACAGGTATTTCCCCCTCAATTCTATCTACGGGTAAATTACCTTCAACCTGTGTTATTGGTATTTTCCCTTCAAGTCTTGATGTTGGTACTTTGCCTGTTATACGACTAAAAGGTATATCTCCTTCAAGTCTATCAACAGGTAAACTACCTTCCGTTCTTTCTAACGGCAGATACCCGGATATATTCTCAAAAGTAAGTGTTACTCCTACGTCAATTTTAGGTGTACTTGTTGGGAATAGCAACTGAATATCCATCATTAAACCTCCCCTTCATACAGTATTCGTCTTACGGGAATTGTCGTTATATATGTTCTCCGTGCCTTACCGTCTATATAATATGCAAGTTGAATTTCAACTGGACACCTTGCGTCAAGTTTTAGGGCTTCACTCTGCGTAATTTCACAAACTCCCGTTGTGCCGTCAATGGTAAAATCGTTGTGTGTTTTCGTTATCACTATCTCACCATTTTGTGCAAAGTCTAAACGCTTTATGTCTATTCCAACAGGCAGATTTATCAACGTAATAGGTATGTCAGTACCTTTCATTATGTCAGCCGTATTAGCCATAATTCAAACTCCTTTAAGCATTATTCCAAATTGTATGAGCTTCACTTGCGGTCATATATCCTGTAACGCTGATAACCTTATTTGATATATTAACATTATCTCCTGCCGTAAAATTTTGACCGTTTTTTAGTTCGTTAATTGCTCCAGGGACTGTGGTTGCCGTAGTCTGTAATCCCGTAAGGGGTGTTTTACTAATCAGATTATCCGCCGATACCTTATAAGTATCTTCTCCGTAAGATATAGGCAGTACATCTGTACTTGATGGAGTTGTTAGTTCGTTTAATTCTGATATTTTCTTATCTGCCATAAGTATTCTCCTTTATGGTGTGGGCGGTATGTAATAATATTCCAAAATGAGTTTATCTATTGCCACATTTGTACCTCTTGTGTTCAGCACTTTTATCCTGCTTACCGAAGCGTCATACTGTGCAGAAATACAAGTGAAGCAAGTTCCTCCAGCATTGGCTAAACCTCTTGCACTAACTACTTGAATATCGTCAGTCCATTCGATTACACTTGTCCAAGTATTATTGGATATGGTTGTAGTTGCACTAAACTCAAAAACACACTCATAGACAGGAATTGTTCCGCCTACCCAATAACCGACCTTTTGTTCAGTCGTAGAGTAAATGTGAGGTAACTTTACTCCGCCGTCTTCTTCGGGGTCAACTACCATATCTCCAACAACATAAAACTCGTTATCGTTCTTCGGCAAGGCGTTCATTGACAAACTGTGCTTGAGAACATCAACGAAGAAAAGAGGAACACCTCTGTCGATGGACATATCATAGTATTTTACTGTAGGATTATTTTCGTCAATCGTGCCTGTTGTAAAACTGTCTCCTACATATACACGGACTATCCAACCCTTATTATTCGCAAGCAAATCGTCAGGGTCAGCACTCGTCTCCGGGAATACATAAGTGTTTGTAGGCGAGGTTGTAATGTCCGTAGTTATATTTCTCGGTGTGTTATATACCCAGGAACTTGCATCCGCTTCTTTATGATTTTCCCACACTCGTACTGCGTTCGTGCCTACGGTTGAAATATTATACTTTACTGTTAAGTCTGACTCCGTATAGTAGTTAGCCTTTCTTGCAAGCGAACAGTCCGCAGTAGGTAAACTCCAATCTACGATAACAAAATCAACCGTTTCAGTATTCGTAAATCCTCTACTGTCGGTTATATCTATGCGTAAATAATATACTCCAGACGAACTTGGCTTTACGACTGTGGCTTTTCCAGAACTGTCAAGAGCAGTTAAAACACCGTTTATTGAAAATCTATACGAAGACGAGGTAAAGCCTCTTATAGTTGCACCTTTATTAGCCGTAGCCTGTCCTATTGTAACCTCCAAGGTAGATTGATTACGCACGATTATAGGGTTCTGTGCAGTACTTCCTGAAATAGCCACTACGCTTGGGTTTATATCTTGATAAGATATAGGTGTTCCACTCCAAGTAGGTTTTGCCGTTTCTTCATTTACTACTAACTGTGCGGCTTTAGTGCTTGTATAATCTGTTGAAGTCTCCCCTACCGTTAGGGTCGATACCATTTCATACCCGATTGCTAAAGAGGTTTGAGTTGGAATAAGACCTAACAAAGTGTCACGAATAGAATCCGTCAGTATGTCATTGGTAAATGTATATGTACCAAATCCCTCGGCTGTCGGGTCATTAGGCAACTCAGGAGACCAAGCCGTATAGTTCGCACCATTATTCCAAGTCAGCCTTACCTTTATGCCGGAAACCTGTGTGGTTAAAGCGTTCGTATATGTAATAGTAGGAAATACAGAATAGTCATCCGAAAGGTCTTCTACCGTATTAAGGAGAGCGTATCTGTCAATCTTATCAAGAGTATAACTTTTTGAAGCCTTGCAGTTTTGGCTTGTAGAATACAGAGCCGCACTAATGGACATAGCAACTGTCTTTGAGCCGTCTGTGTTATGTGCTACGGTTATTGTGCCGGAGTGCTTAAATCCTCCGTCTCCCTTGACATTGTATCTTCCTGATTTATAAAAGACCCTTGTTCCATTGATGTACGCAGAAATAGGTCCGCCCTGAACGTAATAACTGCTGGACATTGTACCATTCGATTTGAGCGTCCACTTTATTGTACTTGTATTATTGGCTATGCTCTGACTTGTGATAGACCAAGACAAATTTAAGCCAATAGTGCCGTGACTACTCGTAGAATATTTGTTTGTGCTAAAATTTCCGCTCGAAGCCATTTATGTCCCCTTATGTTTCTGTGTAACCTACAAACGCAAGTCCCTTATTTATTATAGTACCATTTTCTTCGATTGTAATGGCAATCATTCTAACCATTAAACCAACGCTTAACTCCTGTTCAGCAACACCTTTTCTCATTCGGAATTCGTCTTCTCTGACCCAATAGATAGGATTGCCGTTTGCGTCCTTAACAACAAGTCCCTCTGTCGGGCTGATTGTAAGAGTTCCGCCGTTCGGTGTGCTTAATGACAGACCGTCTTTATTGATACCTCCGATAGGACTGCCGTTCTCGTCAAGAATATCAATTTGTCCGTTACCGTTCTTTGCACCACCGAGAGTTAGCGTACCTCCCATAATGGCGTTAGCACTAAGAGTTCCTGCTTCGATTATATTGCCCTTTAATGTTCCTGTCGTTATGTACTTGGCGTTAATTCTTCCGTCGGCTAAAATAGCGGCGTCATCATAAGGACCGTCTATGCCGTTTGAAGAATGTGCAAGACCATTTAAGTTCCATCTCCATACATTACGAGCGTCAAGTTCATTAACATTATCCGTAATCAAAATCTCATACGGCTTTCCGTCAAGAGGGGTCGGGTTCTCAGGGTCGGTAGGATATGTATGAATAATGATATTACCGCCTGTTGCTCCTGTAATCAGAGCCGTTGCGTGATTGATTGCCTCCTGCACTTCCTGTTCGTGTGTATAAGATGTTGCCGTATTCCAATCGTCCATATTGAAAGATTGTCCTACAACTCTTGGCGTAATACAGTAGTAAAATTCGTCTCCATTAACCCATAAATCGCCTACTGCATAGGGCGGTACAGGCTGAGTTGTAAATACCCTCTTTTTAGCGTTTATTTGTTGTTGTAGGACGCTCTGTGAAGCAGATGTAAATTTACTTGCAGATTGTATTGGCGTTTCTGATTTGGTCTCCACAGAAGTTTTACCGAATAGTGTAAATGAAAAGTCTGTGATAGGGGTAACATACTCGTTATCATTCTTATCCACAGAGTGAGCCATATCTCCGAACTCAATCATTACGTTCGGTATATAGTCTCCCTTCATAATTCTAAACGGCTTATCTATCAGCATATTTCCTACATAGATAGCGACTAACTGTTCAATTGGAGTAGCAGAGGGGTCTGACTCCTCAGTAACAGAAGCACCCGAAATTATAGGGATTGTGAGGGTCAACTTATACTCCTCAGTACCGTACAGACCGCCACTTGTGTCCTCACTCGAAACGACTTTAACACCTGTAATTGACAGGTCGCTTGAACTTACTTCCGGGCTATCCATAAAGTTGGTGAGAGTGTAGTCTGTTCTTGAGAAATCCCATTGTATGAATTTCAGTACTCCAGCGTTGTTAATCCTTGCGTTTGCACCCTCCGTAGCGGCTAACTGTCCAATAACATCACGGCAAGTCGTGTTTTCAGGAATATTCGTAACAAGTCTTTCGTCATTACCGAGTTGTGTATAAGCGTGGAAAGTTACATCTGCTTGAATACCTGTCTGTAAACAAATGTCCGCTAATACCACTTCACGCTTTGCAGGAAGACCTACATTGATTTGATACGGTGTATCAAGTTTATATGTCTTATCCAGAGCAGTAATTTCAATATTGTCACTAATACTTACAGGCGAGGTTACATAGTATGTTCCTCGGTCAACTACAACACTTCCTGTATCTCTGTCATATATAAGGTGAGTACCGTCTTCCGTTAAAAGTTTGTCTTCGGTTTCTGTAAGGAGGTAAGATGAAACGAAGTTGCCCTCAATTACAAAACTAAACTGTATCTGTGCTCCGTAAAAGTCATAATCATCATATTGTCCTAAACTGTTATCAATAGTAAATGTGACACATTTTGTAAGAACACAGCCTATAGGAAATGCAGAGGAGCCCGCACTATCAGTAAAGACATTCTCACCGTCCATCATAATATCGTCACTAACATCTATCGGCTGACCGCCAACAGGAGTGATAATGACCTTAAAGTAGATGGGATAATCTGCGTCTATCAGATATTCAGGAATGATAATCATAATGGCTCCTTAAATAGGTCTTATACTAATAATATTAAACGATAATTCATCCCAATATTCTACGCCTTCTTTAAGTATCTTACAGGGGGCGTTGAATGTTGTAGCATAGAAGTCTCCGGTCGCCCAAGTGCCTGTCTTGATGTTAAAGTACTTTGCCGTAAATTTAGGTTTGTCTAAAACGGCAGTAAGAATTGTACTCATTTCACGGGGCGTAAGGGTCTTCCATTTGAACGAATAGGACGCTACTGTACCGATAGGTACATTCTTCATTACAAGTTTCTGCGTTCTTCCGCTGGAGGCAGTAGAGGTCGTTGCAAGGTTTACTGAATATTCAACAGGGTCTTTAATTCGCACTCCTGCAAATTCAAAATGTTGCTGTGCCATAATATCTCCTTACGTAAACTCAAACGGGTTTCTTCCCGTGGTCTGTTGTCTTATTTTTGCTTCTTCAAGTACTATCTCAAACAGTTCTCGTCTTCCAACCTTTGCAACAACTGTGGTCTTACCGTTATTGCCTCCGGCTTCTTCACGAACAATCTGTCTGATAAGGCTTTCCGGTGCTTCAAGGTTTTTACCGCTCTTTTGGTCGCCCAACATAGCGAGGAACGGCTTGCTTGCTGGAATAACCGCACCCTGAGCGAGTTTCGGTATCTGAGGAACATCAAAGTTCTTAAAACTCTTAAACGGCTGTGCACCTAAAACTTCTATTCCTCTGAGTTTGGTGATAATGTCATTCAACTTATCGAACGGTTTTTTGATAATCTTGTTAAGTCCATCAATAATCTTATTCACTACGGACTTAAAGGTCTTTTCGATACCCTCTTTAATTCCAGAGAATATCTGACCGCCTGTACTAAATACGTTCTTTACGTTTTCCCAAGCAGTTGTAAACTTCTCTTTGAACCAATCCCCTACGTGAGCAAAGACACCCTTAATGCTATTCCAGACTTCTGAAGCCTTGTTCTTTATTGAGTCCCAAGTATTTGTCCAGAAAGTTTTAATGTTTCCAAGAGCGGTTGTGAGGTTAGTTTTAAGGTCTGTAAACTTCTTTACAATACCGTTCTTCATTTCAGTAAACTTTTTACCAATAGCCTCAAATGCACCCTTTATCGACGGAACCTTTTCGCCTGTAAATGCGTCAACTCCCGTAATAAGACTTTGCGTTTTATTAAAGAAGTTGGAAAGAGCGTCTCCGACTTTCTGGAAGCCTAATGCAAATGTCAGACGAAGTTGATTTCCGTCAGTCGCAACATTCTGAATTGCCTTTCCGAAAGTATCAACATTTTCTTTAATACCACCAAAGTCAGACTCCTTCATTTCGCCTGTCATCAGTTTCCAAGCGTCAGTGCAACCTGTAATCGCAGTATTAACTCCAGCGATAGCAACTCCGATAGCGGCAACGTCTCCAGCCGCTCCCAAAGCACTTGACTGTCCCGGAACAAGACCGCCCTTTGTAATTGAAGCCTGTGTTATACTGCCAATGCCACGTAATCCTGAAGCCACACGGAGACCTGTATTTGCCAACCCCGCCTTTGCTGAACCAAGTCCTTGACCAATAACGCCCTTAACATTAGAAGCACCGCTCTTTAATGCACCAACTCCAGCACCCAAAGCCTCTTTCTTACTTCCAAGCCAACCTACAATAGCCTGACCTAATTTTCCGCCTGTTGCTTGATTTGCAGAAAGGACTAACGGAATAGCCTTACCAATACCCTTGATAATAGCACCGCCAAGCGACATCCAGAGAGCCGCATTTGCAAGTTTTCCAAGCAACGGACTGTCGGACTCAAAGATACCTAAAATAAAACCACCCAACTTTTCAAAAGCGTTTGAGGACTCAAATGCGGCGGCAATTCCTTCAAGAATACCCTCACTGAAATCACCAAATGCTCCACCAAGTTGCTTGAAATCTATCTTACTAAGAGCCTCTCCAATTTTTGTTCCTATTGCCTGAGATATTGACTTTCCGTCGTCACCTTTCTTATTCATAATGGTTCCGATAGTAGCGAAAATCTCAATAAGACCGTTCGCAAGGGAAGCGGCAATATCTCCAGCATTTTCAAATACTGCTTTCCAATTTATGTTGGTAAAGAAAGCCTTGATACCCTCCAAGAACTTCTTTCCAGAACCCTTTGTATCGCTTAACAGTTTTGCGACATTTTTAAGCAGGATTACTAAAGCATTACTGAGTGACTTTCCTGCCTTTTTGAAATCGTCCTCTGTGAGTTTGCCGATACTGTCATTTATTCCTGAAATCATCTTATCCACAAACTCACCAAAACCGCCTTGTGTAACAAAGCCGATAAGAACATCAGTTATCGCTCCAACAATTTTTCCTGCAAAGTCGAATGTCTTTACTGCAATACCATACCAGTCCGCTCCATTAAGAGCCTTGATAATCTTCTCGGCTATCTTAGTCCAAGTACCGTCTTTCTTCATCTTGTCCATAAAGCCGTTGAGCAAGTCAAGAATTACAGTAAACTTATCTTCCAAGAACTTTGCAATTTCCTCGGGTTCTATCTTTTCAATAGCCTTGCCGATAGCCGTTGCAAAACCCGAACCGATAGACTTCCAGTCAATTTTACCTATGAGGCGGTTAATAGTCCTTACTGCTGTATCAAGTCCAGCACCAACAGCCTTACCCATATTCTCCCACATCTTAGTATTTCTCGAAATACCGTTGATGATACCGGAAACTATGTCAGTAATCTTTTCTACTTTCTTTTCGACATTCTTCCAACTGAGGGCGTTTTCGATATTGTCGAAGACTTCCGCAAGTTTATCGCTGATAACCTTACCGACACCCTCCCAGTCCTGGTTCAGCCAAGCCTCTTTGAGTTTTCTCGCAAAGTCAGAAATTCCAAACTTTGTAGCGTCAACATCCTTATACTTTACTGCAAGTCCATCGTCACCTCCGGCTCCAGCACCGCCACCACCCGAACCCTTGTCCGGGTCATCCATACGGTTAAGTTCATCAAGAGGAGAGAGGTAGGCTTTAATAGCCTTAGCCGCTTTTCCTGCCGACTTTGATGTTTTGTCAAGGCTCTTTGCGTAGTCAACATTATCCGCAACTGCAACCTTAAATGTATGCTGACCCGTGAGAGTTGCCAGGAACGCTCCTATTTGCACCGTAGCCTGTGTAGCAAGATTTATTATCTTTACGAGTACAGGGGCAATAGCGTTAAGCAGAGGGGCAAGGGACGCACCTAACTGACCCTTTAACTGATTAAGAGCCATTTGAAGTGCAGATATACTCTTATTGACGCTCGGGTCCACCTTAGCCATAGCCTTAAAGCCGTCACCGACAGCCTGTCTTACCTTACGAACAAGGAAGTACATAGTACGGAAACCGAAGATGTACTTAACTAAAAATCTTGATACTTGTTTAAGGGACGGCAACATACCAAGCATACGGCTTCTGATGTTTCCTATTGTACTTCCCACAGTAGTTATGCCTCTGACTACTCCCGAGCCAAAGACTTTCATCATAGACACTCCAAGTTTGCCGACATTAAGTAACAGCCTTGCAATAGAATGTCCAAGGTCTTCTATTTTTGTACCGAGGTTGGTAACCATTTTTCCTATAATGGTAAACACTCTCTGCCAACTGAATACCTGTTTAAGAGCGTCCTTGAAATTAACATTTTCGGGTACAGCCGTGTTAGTATCTACCGATTCCTGAGCCGCATTTCCCATATTTTCAAGTTCTTTAATAAGTGCCTTGATAAGTTGCAGTCTTGTTTCCATTAAGGCATTTGTCTTTTCTTCCTCTGCCTTGTTTTCTTTCACCTCTTCGGTTTCTTCAACGTGACCCTCGAATATTTCCTTAACAATATTCCTCATCATAAGGTATTCTTGGCTAAGGTCATCAGAAACAACTTTAAGTCGCTGTTCCTCATTAACAGTATCAGCACTAAGTTTCCTAACTCCATTAAGGTCTGTTTCCAGACGTGAAGCATTAAGTTTACTCAACCAACTTTGTATTGTGCGTATTTGTTCAATAATGCCCTTTTCGCCAAAACTCTTATCAAACTTCTCCAACTGAGTACGATAGGTTTCTGTAAACTTACGGAAAGTTGACCTCATTTCTTCCAACTTTTCGCTTGCTTTTGGCATTGAGTCCATAAGAGCCCACTTTTCCTTATTCTGTTGGGCTTTTAATTTATCATAGCCTTTATATATATCCGATTTTTCTCCTGTGGCTGTAAAGGCTTTGTTTTTATCAAACATAGCCTTATAGTCCTTCAAACCGTGTCCGGCAAAATACTCCGCAGTCTGTTGAGCGTGAGCCTGTGCCATTTTGTTGTACTTCGCTTCATACTCCGTCTTTTGCTTAATTAACGCCTTTTCCATCTCACGATAAGCGGCACACTGTTTTAATATTTCAAGTCCTTCCAAAGCGGCTTGATTTTCCTTCTTAAAGTTATCGTATCTCTTATTCTCTTCCTCACTTGCTTTCCTTGCTTCTTCATATTGAGCAAAGGTCTTTCTCTCCGAGGAAGACATAAGTTTCTTCATAGCCTGTTGAGCATCCGGATTATCAGGACTTGCCATATTTTCACGGGCTTTATTTGTCTCCGCTCTCTGCTTGCTCATAGCGGCGGAAAGTTTTTCAACTTCCTGCATAGCCTTATATGCCTGTATGCGAGTTTGATTAAACCTCTTCATCAGTGCTGTGGAACCTTTAAGTCCTGCGTCAAACGCCGCTTCAACGGAGTCGCTCAAACCTTTCATAGTCTTGTCCGACCCCATTTGTTTTAATACGGTGTCCACATTTGCTCCGAACTTCTCGAACGCTTTTTGAGCGTCAACAATGCCTTTATTATCAAAAGATGTTCCAATAGGTATATTGACTGATTCCATAGTTAATTACCTTTGTTCCACAGATTTTTAATTTCTTCTTCCAAGCCTATCTGTTCGGTTGACCTGTAATCTCTATCGAAATATCCAGGATTATTTCTTCTGTATTCTTTCTCGTATTTTTCAAGGGGTTTACCCTTAACTATCTTCTCCCTTATGCTTAATATCGTTGACAAGGGGCTTTCTCCTATTGCAGAGTAGTAACCCATAAATGTCCACCAATGCAGATATGGTAAGGCTCTAACTTCCGTTTGAGCCACGCTATTTATCGCACTTGCGATAATCTGTTCATCCTTTTCCCAGTCAAGTATGCTGTAATTCAGCGACCTACCAACTTCCGGCTTACCGCAATTAAAGAAGTCATACATCTTGGAAATTGCTTCGTTTATGTCGGGCAAGGTAGATAAGTCTTCAATGGAGTTAATATCATTATAGAAAATGATTAAACAAGTAAAAGTCCTTGCCTGTTCGTCTAACTCTGTATCTTGCAAAGCGACGAAACAGTCAAGGACCATTCGGTAATCTCCATTGTTTCTTATTGGAAATTCCTTGCCCCCTAACCTAATTGTCGTGGGCAGTTCAAACATATTGTTCTCCCTTTTGTTTTAACCATTTTTCTTCTTCTTTGTGTACTTGTCGGTGTGTGCCTTAACTCTGGACATAACCTTGTTAAACTCAATTTCGATATGGTCGCTATACAAACTGGACAGAGCCTCGATAATGTACTCCCATCTGAATTTGCCGTCTATCATATCGAACATAGTTCCTGAAGGAGCACAGACCTTACATACCTCTCCGTCAAAGATATAGTCTATGTACTCTCGGACCTTTTTATCTCCCTCGGTAATCTGCCTCTTAATCTCGTTACTCTTTTCTTCAACAGAGAGGTTATCCTCATAGTTACCGATACTGATAAGGATTTTCTCTATATCAGGAGAAACTTCTTCAAATCTCGTAGGTACGTTCAAGTCAGACAGGTCGAGAAAAATAAATCTGTCCTCGTCATTGTTGATAAGAACTTTTGTTTTGTTAAGTGCCGAAAGGTCAATGCTAACGGATTTAGCATTGACACTATCGGACACATTAGTTACCTTTGCCATAATCTTTTCCTCCACTTAAAGATTTAGTTTAGTTGTCAGACGGATACGGATTCCGGCGTAAACTCAAATGTGTTATCGAGTTTATCAACTGTTCCAAGAGTAATCTTGTTAGAGAAGTAAACGGAGATAGGCATATTGACGTTTACATCACCACCAATGGAATTGACAGCGATAGTGCAGTCTGTATGCTTTTCTGCCTCGTATGCTCCTGTAGTACCCTTGAAAGCCGTAATAACGTAAATTGTGAACTGACTGTATTCTGTAACAGCATTTCTTCTACGGAGGTCATTCAGGAACTCTGCGAGGTCAGAACCGCCTATAACGTAGAACGGGTCGAAATCCTGCTGAGGCTGTGTCTTGTTTACATCTGTATAGTTGTAACCAAGAATATCCGTTGTCTGTGAAATGTCGTTGTTGTATTCGATGGACGAGTCCTCAGTTCTAACACCAAGTAACTGCTTTTTGGGTGTTCCACCAACTGTCCACTCTGCTACGGTGATAAGGGTTTTACGAGCCGCTCTCTGTCCGTCAGTAAGGTTCAAAAAAGCCATTTTAGTTTCCTCCTATATAAATTTGTTTCGTTTTATCTATGTATTCTATAACTACCTTGACCGAGTACCTTGCCATTGGTGGAGCGACGGAGCCGTCAATTCCATCAAAGTTAGGGTTGTCGCTCATAGTCTTCATACTATCAATAAAACAGTCTTCCCCAAAGTCGGGGAAATTTCTATTTTCTGCCTGTTCGTTTATCCAGTCGAGAACGCCTTGAATATCGTATAATTCGTCAACATTCTCATTTGAATATCCGGACACTTTGATTATAGCATTATGTGTTAAAGATTTGTAGTTAATTAAGGTAAATGAATAAATCCTTAAAGATGTTCCGTCAACAAAGGTTTTTGCCGTTGCGGTATCGTTCGTGTTGGTAACTATGGAAACAGTATTGTTCTTCTCGGTTGTGAAGTTGAAATACACACTGCCGTCAAGCAGAGGACACGTAGTTAGAAAATCAATAACCGCTTGGTTCTTATCTATGTTCGGCATACTTAACTCCTAAACTGTTGTTTCAAATGTCCTTCTAACATTTCCTCAAGTTCATACATAATAAGTCCACCTCTGTCATAAAAAGCGGCTTCAATCCAGTGGTCTGTTGCCAATGGGTGAACTTCTGTATTATGAGGATAAGCCCAATTATATTGATAGTACGCATACGGCATTTTGTAATGAATACCGTTTGCCGTAATGGACACATAACTATCAACGCCTATTACTCCGTCAGAAGCACCCGAAAGTTTACCTGTCTTATAGGGTACATAGGGGAATGATTGTTCGTAAATAATGCGGTTCATGGCTTCCTTAAAATCACGCTTGTTTATAACCTTATTGATGTTGTCCTCAATAAAGTCAAGAACATCTGAGCAGGAGTCAGCGTAATCACTCTGATTTATAGTAATGTCTTTGAACCCACGCAGAGCGTGTTGAAAGTTTATCCAGCCACTTCCCATTATAGTTTCTTCGCCTTTGTATTGAACTTAACGAGGTAGTGTTCGTCTCCTCGTCCGCCTCCGACATTTACCGTTGCTGTGTCTATTGTCAGACAGTTTACATACTTTTCAAGTAAGTCCGTTGCCCGCTGTCCTGAGGTGTACTCATCAATGGTGTCCTCTACTTCACCTTTAACTATAATATCTCCCGGCTGTAAGGTAAAGTGTTCACTTCTCTGTTTGGGCGTAGTTTTCCCCCACTCTCCCGCACTGATAAAGTTTTCGTTTACCCTTATCCTGCAAATAACGCTGTTCGTATCAATTACCGTAGAGCCTACAACAACCTTTATTCCAGCCTCTTTCCAGAAACAGTCGGGTATTACAGTTCTATACCAAGTCACCATATCCGTTATCGGGTCTATATGCTTGTTATAGACGGTGATTGTTTCATTCCACCACTCGGGATAGTTATTCATCTGCGTATATACCCCTATACAGTACTATCTTTCCCGCCTCGTTCTTAACCTTGTAAAGATACTGCTGGATAGTTTCTGCTATCTCTTTTTCAGCCTTATCAATGGTTTCGGAGGGTGAAAGTGCGTTATAGTCTGTTGATACACCGTCATTAGACTGCTTAACAATACTTACACTTCCGTCGGCATTAAGTCCATTCTTTGCGTTCTCTAATCGCTGTAAAATCTCGATTATAGCCTTTACGCAGAAAGGAACCTTAACGTCAAATTCTGTGTCCTTGGCAAGTCTGTTAAACGTGTACCAATTAACTTTTGTTTCCGCCTTAAATTCAAGGGGGTTGAACTCCTCCTTTGTCAGCGTACCGCCTAACTCTACGTAATTTTCATAGGTTAGATATAAGGGATTATACTGTGCAGACATTTACACACCTCGGTTATTCGGTCTGTGACTTCCTCGAACGTCTTTTAGGTTCAGCCTTTGGTTCGTCCTCGGTAGCCGTGAGTTTCTTCAACTTATTTTCAAGGGCAAGGTTCTTTTCCTTTTCCTGAAAATAGAGTTGCTTATAATCAGGCTCTTCTCCTGCGATAACATTACCCTGTTCATCAATAACCTTATATCCAAGGTTAAGATAATGCTGAATGTCATCATCCTTAATTGTGAGAACTACATTTTGTCTTCTTACTTTTGCCATAATGTTACTCCATATAAGTTGCTACGTTGGCGTTCACCAATACTTTGGCTCGGTCTTTTGTGACTTCCAAAACCTCTCCCTTAGACACTATACGATTGAGAATTGTATCGTTGTATTTCTGCATAACCTGTACGGTAATGAGAGCAGGAGGGGTATAGGTAGATTTTCCTGTTATTAGTGACAGCCATTCTGTTTTCTTTGGTTCATACTTAAACTTTAATTTCCCCGCCTTGTTGTAAATCTCCTCAACATCCACATTTAACATATCAAAATCAAGTACGATAGAGTTATTCTCGTTCGCTCCTAATTCATCAAGCATAAGTAAAGGTGTGACAATGATAGGAGTACCTAAACAAAGGCTTTCGTAAATCGTATAAGGAAAACCCTCTGTATCGCTCAATAGTACGGTGTAGTCTGCGTATTTAAGCCACTTACGAACATCCAATGTAGCCTTATGAAACATTACATTTTCGCTACCCATATTCACAGGATTATCTGCAAATATGTGCCAAATGTAAGGAATCCTGGCTTCATCCAACAGTTCTACAAGTTTCCTGATACGAGATACGCCCTTTTCTGTACTCATTCTTTGAGCGGAAACTAACGTCATTATGCGAGGTTCTTCATCAACTTTTATAGGGTTATAAAGAACATCCTTAATATTAAAGCCTGTGACTTCCTCAAAAGACTTTTTATTGTTCGTACTCACCGCATACCTTGCTGTGATTTTAGTGGACTGTGGGTTTCTATGAATCCACCCCTGTAAAATATCACTCTTAAAGTCTGCGTGAATTAACTGGATATATTCATCTGCCTCAAAGTCATCTATGGCGTCCACAGCATAGTTGAAAAATGCTTTATGACACTTTATAGGCTTCTCTATCTCAGCCAATGACATTATCCTACAATACTTACGTATTCGGGCTATCTGTACGGGGTCTCCTGACCGATAAACTATCGTGAGGTCACGTTTGTTTTCGTATGAAAGTCGGGCTAACTCATATAAGAAAGTTTCAATTCCACCTATCCGGTTAATATGCAGTTGGTAAAATACGTTCTGATACATAAATTTACTCTTTTCTTATATGAGTAATAGCCGTGAACTTCAATTCATCAGACGGACGGTGACGCAGGAGTAATGTTGAACTGGATAGCGTCAGCCTTCTTGTTGAGAATGAATACATCCTCAAAAGATTCCTCATAGTAGTAATACTTACCCTCAGAGAGAGCAGTAGGAGCCTGGAGGTCTGCGAACGTGTAAGAAACCGGAGTAATTACGGCTGTGGGGTTAATCAACATCATATTGATTTGAGCCGCACCGGAAGCAACTGCCCAACCGTTTACATCCGAGAAATCGTAGAGGGTCTTCATCAACTGAGAAGGAACAGGGATAATCTCTACCTCTTCCAGTCTGTCAACGGCTCTCTTAATTGTAGCAGGACCATCCTGAACCTTGAACTCACGCTCGATACCCTGTGCGTTTTTGAGCATTGTCTTAATCTCATTAGTAACATAGAGAGTACGTCCTGTAACAGGAACACGTGCGTTATCCATGTTAAGCATGAGGTTGTCGAATACGTCAAGGATGTTAGCCACTGTGATAACGGTTGTGTCCGCTGTCTTGCCAACATAAGCGTCGTGACCCGGAGTAGCCGCAATGGAAGTTGTCCAATCGTAGTAAATCTTGGAAACCGTGTAAGCGTCCATTTCGGGGAACTTGTGCTCCTCGTTGAAAACCCTTGTGATGTTAGCGATGGAAGCAGCCATATTGGTCTGGTCAATGTCCTTAGGGTGGACGAGTGTGGACCACTTTCTCTCGTTTGTGAGGGTCTTGGTCTCCCATGCGTTGTTGTAGTTTCTCTGTGCAGTACCGATGGAGTCCCTGTCAGCGTTGGTTCTACCCGTTGTGCTGATAGAAGGGATTTCAATGGTCTTTGCATTTACCCAACGGAATCTTCCGTTATTGGGTGTAGCGTAAAGTTTGCCGAAATACAGTGAGTAAGGAAACGCCTGTTCCAATGCTCTCTGATACTGTGTTGCGTAGTTAAGTGGCATAGTTTTTTCTCCTTTATTTTTTATTTGTCATTGTGTGACCTAACTCCAGTGAAATTAAACTGGAACGGATTTTTGCTTCCGGGGTCTGCTTCGCCACCTGTCGGAGCCACTATCTCAGGCTTCTTGGGAGCCTTTTTAGGTTCTTCGTCTTTGACAAAAGCGTCATCATTCTCTGACGTATAAGAGGCTACAAAATCCTCAGCACCGAGAATTTTATCACCCTCCATCTGTAAACCCTTGCTAATCATAGCGTTTACAAAGTCCCTCTTAGCCGCCTTGCTTGTGAACTTCTTGGAGCCCGCAAACTCCTTGACTGCAAATTCATAACTCTGTTTAGAAAGCCTGTCCTTATACTCGTTTACTTCCGTTTCATACTTGCTCTGTAAAGAAGAAAGTTGAGCGTTGAGTTCATCCAACTTTGTCTTGTCTTCTCCAGCCGCAGTAAGTTGTTCTTTAATCTTTGACAGGTCTGTGTCCCTCTGAGTAACCGTTTCGTTTAAGGTGCCGATATGGTCGTCCCTCACTTTGAGTTCCGCGTCATACTTTGCCTTTGATACGTACTCTCCGGTACTAAGGTCTGCAAGTTTAAGTCCTGCGTCCTTAACTGCCTTATCGAACTGTTCGTAAGTAAGAGTTCCGTTTTCGGCTTTCTCGAAAAGTTCCTTAATCGTTGCCATTTTAATTTCTCCAACACCCTGTTATCAGTTTAATTTATAATTCCGCTGTCACTTTCAGCGTTGAGGTGTGTACTCGTTTATATGTCTGAGTACAGGACAATTTATATAAAAGCCTTTCGGCGTTTTATCAGTGTGAGGGTCGGAGGTGCCTCCCCGACCCGATAAACTCAGGTGAAGGACGAGGTATCTCGGACTGAGCCTATCAATATTATTATATTATATATTCCCTCTTTTGCAAATTATTGCTCGTTTTCGTTCTTAATTTCCGTGTTCTGTTTCTTCTGTTCTTGCTTGTTTTCAACAGCCTTTTCGGTTGACTGCATTGTGTTGGTGTCCTTGTTATTCTGCATTTCCTGACCATACTTGCTCTGTATCTGCATATTCTGTTGAATAGCCTGTAAACTCTCTCGGTCTATCTTCATTAAGGCTTCCCTTGCCTGTGCCTCTGTTTCACCGAAATACCACATACGGTTTTCAAGTTTGGAGGACAGACCATTCTGCATAAGGGTAATTCTCTTTCCGAGTTCGGCTTCAACGTCAACAAGGATGGAGTCATCCCACTCAAAACTTGCGTTATATTCTCCAGCAGGAGTAATGTCATAAAGGTCACAATATACATTCATAATATAAATTACGTCCTTTAACGCATCCTCTAATGACTTCTGGATTTCTGCGTTGGAACTGTATGACCTCTGACGGAGTATCTTCAATTCAGTTGCGGTTCTTGCTTCGGCACTTGCGTCTGATATAGTACCTCTGGACAGCCCTGTAACGTCTTCAATACGCATTAGAATAGCATTTAAGCCGTTAATCAGAGAAGCGTCCCTAAGAGGCGGTGAGAAGATGTTATAGGTTTCTTCTTGGTTGAGGTCTATCTTTCTGAACAGCCTTTCCTGCATAACAGGTCTGATAGTACGCTCGTTGCCTTGACTGTCTTCAATTTCCTTAAAGGCAAGTCTATCAACATCAATAGCAAGTTCACCGCCCTCAAATTCCCAAAGCATACGGCTGAACTGCTTATCCGCCTGTTCAATGAGTTTTACTGCTCTACTGAAACCGGACACACCGAGGGGAGAATGAGGGTCAATAGTATTGGCTTCGGGCATACGGAAGTATGCAAAAAGAAGTCTATCAACGTCCTTAATAACAGTACGTCTTTCAAGTCCAGACCACTCGGGTACTGCTTTGAGCGAAACCTCTTCTCCGAGGTCTGTATCATAGTAGTTTTGGCTACCGTTATTCGTGGACTTAAACACCCTATTTTCAATGGTTACAGTGTTTCCTGCAAGTTTATGATACTCAATTCGGGTATATGTTACGTTCTTGTCCTGCTTACGTTGAGCGAACGCCGCTTCCGTGAGTTTATCGCTACCGTCAAATGCCATAGGATAGAACTCGTCAGCCTGTACGTAATCGAACTCAATTTTAGGCTTATCAATGTCCTCGTCAGTAGTAATATTCTTCTTTTCCGCATTAGTATTGCCTATATTACTGCTGTTTACCGCTCCCTTTGTATCGGTTGTAGGCTTTCCAGAGGTGTCAGATGTGCCGACAGGGAAGACAGGATAAGGCTTGATAACAAGACCGCCCTTTGCAATACCGTATTCAAGTTGTCTGCGGATAGCACGTCTTACTTTATCAAACTGCCTGTCAAGGTAATCGGCTCTGTCGGATGTACCTACTTGAACTTCCTTCTTTACCGTATCAGAACTAACGCCTGTAATCTCGTCAAGTTCCTTAATATTAGGGGCAGTATTTACCTTTTCCTCTACCTCTGCGATAGGGGCATTGATTTCCACTTTCATTTCAAGTACAGCAGTACGAGCCATTTCACTTGCTATGAGAGAAGGAAGACCCATAGATACAATACTTACAGGGTCTCCGGGAACACCTGTTTTGAGCCAAGGAGATTTATCTTTATACATATCTCCCCAAAGATTTATTGCGTCTATCATTTCATTACTGATAATCGGGGACAAATGATAGACCTGTTCAATACTTTTAGGACCAACCATTTTATTTACTAACTCCTTGATTTTTTCCCAAATTGTTGTGATGAACATTGGAATACTCCATTACTTCTTTTTACGGTCTTTTACTAATGTGAGTTTAGGGTCTGCGGAAACAATGTCTCCTGACGCTATGTCCTTAGAAACATCAAACTCGCCTGTTTTTGATACGTGAAGTTTATCCATCTCTGCGTGAGTGAGCGGTTTAAGGTGAGTAGTGTCATTTCCTATCGCCTTTGCACCGTAGTTTGTTCCATCTGAGCCTTTAACAACAAAAAGAGTAACTACGTTCTTTTCATTTCCGAGGGCAGAAACGCCTCCAAGACTTTGCACCTCGTCAGGTGTATATTCTTTGTCTATTCCGTATTCGTTGGTTTTAGCCATAACACCCTCCTAATATAATATATATCATTATTACATATTTCCAAGTCATTAACAAGAATGAACGGATTTGTCAAGGCTGAACTTGATAAATCTGACGTTTCCTGCGTAATTTTCTATCTTGTGGCAGTAAAATAGTACTAATAATGGGTCTAATCGCCTTAACATTTCATTATAACCCCTCATAAAGTTGTCCCTATCTCGTTTAGAGGTCATAGTTCCTACGTTAGAAACAGATACAATACTGTGTTTAGGTAAGCCGTCAAAGCACCATTCCCAACTCTTTTCAAGTCCCCAACCAACTTCCGGGATAACTGTAAGACCCTTTTCCTGCCAATACCTCGTAAGCCAACGGTTACGGTAGGTGTTCCATATCCTAACGGCTTCCGGGAAGTCTAAATAGGTACTAAAATCAGGACCTGTTATCGCACCAAACTCCGAAAGTTCTTTTGCGTACCTGTCAGGAAAGTTCCATACACGCTCAAACTGTTGGTCAACGATATAGAAGTTCACCCCTGTTCTCTTCCTGTCTTTACGAGTGGTCTTAACATAGTTAAATTGAACCCAACTGTCTATGTCCGGCATATCGGTAACAGGGTGAACTTGGGGAAACTGATATTTGCCAATTCCGCCATAACAGGCTAAATCGAGGTGTCCAAACTTATTCACGATAAAATTCCCTTTTTCTTCAATTCTCTGTAAATATAGGCACATCTTTTACTGCAAGTCCGACGGTACTTGTAACTGTCAAATACCTTATCACAAACAGGACAAGTAACAGTCCTGTGATAATACAGTCTGTGTTCCCTACCATACTTTTCCCTACAAGCCTTTGTGCAATACAAGGCTTTGGGAGAATTGAAATCACTAATAGGCTTTCCACAGTTTTTACAAAGTCTGACTTCCATTTAATTACCTCTCCTCTTATAAAATCTTTCAAGAGCATAACGGACAGCGTCTATTGAGTGGTTGTTTTCATCAGGATATTCTGAAATCCACTCGTCATCCCTGTTCTTTGCATACTCATAACCTACAAATTCTTTATATGTATTAGGACATTTACGTCTGTCTATGTATATATGACGTAGAGCCTGTAACCACTTAATTCCGTATCTGATACTGTCAGGTCCCTTTTCGGCAGGACGTATGAACGCACCGTAGTTTTTGAAGTCACCTATGGACTTAGGTTCCGCACTATCGGCAGTTACTAATTGGTCGTTTGTCAAAAGCCCTTTCTCTATAAGGGTTTCATAGCAAGCAAGGTTGGAAGTTTCTTTGGTGCTAAACTCACCGAAGATGTATAAGTCCCTACGAGTACTGTCAAAGTGCATACGCACAAAGCGGAAAGGGTCAATAGCAAAACCCCAGTCTATTCCGCAGTAGATATTGGAAAATGTCTGCCACATAGGAGTTTTAACAACCTTATCGGTAAGAGGGTCAACAACATCTATGAGTTGGTCCATATCCAAATCTTCGACATTATAGAAGACATTACCGCCTGTACCTACGGGTATTCCTAAATATTCGTGTTTATAGGCTTTTTCGTTTATCTTTTTGAGGAGATTAGCCTCGGCTATGAACTGTTCTCCCAACCATTGTTTAGGTACATTGAGGTAAGTATTGGCTATAATCATCCAGTCTTCCTCTTTCTCCATATCAGCGACAAATTCATTCGCCCAATTATTGATGGAGATAGGAGGGTTGAATGACCTAAAATCCCAAAACAACTCACCGCCACGCATTGTGGACTGTAAGACTTTTCTTATCTCATTTTGACCGTTATATTGGTCAAGTTCCTCGAACCACGTAATGCCTATATAGCCGAAGGGAAGTTTTACTGATTTAACTTTATTAGGGTCATCAAGTCCGAAGAAAATGATATGTTGTCCCGTAGGGTTAAAGACAATCGGGTTAGAAAAGGTCTTTGGTATGGTAAACAAGTCCTGAAGTCCCAACTGATATATAGCCCAAACAATCTGAGCCCAAACGGAATTCTTAATGGTATTTCCTATCTTTCTAAAAACAACAGCGTGGACATTGGGGTAGGATATAATAGTAAGAATAACAAATATACTAATAGCCGAGGACTTAGTAGAACCACGTCCGCCCTTTAATGCGTAGTGAGTATGCTTATGTTTCAGCACGTCCTCCAATAAGTCCTGATACATAGGTATTAAACTTTCGCCCAAGTTAATACTAATATCCACATCATTCGGGTTAGGTTGCTTCTTTGTTCTTCCCATTCTTTCCGCTCCTCTGTCTACATACTACCAAAATTAAAATCGACTTTCAATATCGTACATTTCTCTTCCAAGGTACTCCATGCCGGACAATATTACAAGTGGTCCTGGAATTAAAATCGAAAAGTCGTCCCGACAGTTTTGGGGTTTGGCACGGAATTAAAATCGAAAGTGGGCGGGAACAATTACGAGATTAGGGTCCCAGTATGCAGGAAGACTCCCCGTTGCGGTTGGGGTCAAAAAATATGGGGTCTTTCGACCCCATATATTTAATAGTTAGGTTTTAAGCAGTTACGGTCTTTGCCTGTGGCTTTGCCTGTGCCTGTGCCTGTGCCTGTGCCTGTGCCTGTGCCTGTGCCTGTGGCTTTGCCTGTGGCTTTGCCTGTGCCTGTGGCTTTGCCTGTGGCTTTGCCTGTGCCTGTGGCTTTGCCTTTGCCTGTGCCTTTGCTTTGTCATCAAGTCTTGACTGCTCAAAAGACCTAAAAACAGGGGCAAAGTTTGCAAGGGTTGATAAACCACTAATACAGTACTTGTGACCCTTTGTCATAGGTTTGACTGTGCAAACGTCTATCAAGGCTTTGCCGTCAAGGGTCTTTGTCTTTGACAATTTGTCGTTGTAATCATGCAAGTAAATGCTAACCCTTGTTTCACCGTTTGCATACAGTTTGAACCCAAATGCGATATAATCGCCCTGTTCGCCCTTTGTAACAAACCACTTGATACCCTTTGCTGTACTAACATAGGGTATTTCAAATTTACCCTGTGCGTCTGTAACAACGTATTTATTACCTTTGACGTCAAAAGTAATGTTTGTTGCCTGTGCCTGTGCCTTTGTTGCCTGTGCCTTTGTTGCCTGTGCCTTTGTTGTGTTCTTCATGGTAAATACCACCTTTCAAAATAGTCAAAGCGTGACCGCTTTGCTATTATCATTATCTCAAAAGGCAGGCATATAGTCATTATGGCAATATGCCCAAATTCAAGGTCGTCCTTTGTGCATATTGTCAATATGGCTATACCGGCACTGCATTGACCTATTCACCTATCGGGTCGGTAGGCGAAACGACCGCCCGGCACGCCCGAGGGCATGTCCCCGGACACTCCCCGACGGATTTTCCCTTCCTACCTATAAAGGGAGGTCCTTAAATCCTATACTCTTAAATCCGGACATATATCCTTCCCTCCTTAAATTCCCGAGCCTTCCATCCATCCTAATAAATATTAAAGAAAAAACCTCCCTTGTGGGGAGGTTCTTCTTATCAGCAGTTGAAGGCTGACAGGTCAAATTCTATAATGTCCTCTTCTTCTGACTTAATCTCCTTTCTTCTCTGAACCTGAGTTTCTTCTCCGAGGTCGATAAAGTTTACAGGCTGAACTTCTTTATAACCACGCCACAAGAGGTCCCAGTATTCTTTATCGTCTATCAACTTGACGTCCAGCACCCTGTAACCACCCATAGCCGAGGCTCTTCTTGCGTCTCCTGCACAGTCAACTTTGATGTACTTTCTGACTTCCTCACCGTTCTTGACCTCGCCTGTCCAAGCAAGTACCTCGTTTCTGTCAGATGTGATTACTACCTCACGATTACCGTAAAAGTCCTCACGTACCACTTTGAAATTCAACATTGTCTTTTCCTACCTTTCATTGTTTTACTCGGGGCTATTGCCCCTATGACTATATTATGAACCTCAAATCTCCTGAGGTCAATACCCTGTCAAGAGGCAATTTTACCGCCCCTTTCCACCTCTGTCCACCCGGAGACTCCCCTGTAAATTTGTGCTTTCCTTCCTTCCACGAGTTATGTAGACCAAAGCGGGATTCCTTCCATCCAGCATTAAATCGCCATAGGACACCCATCCTATAATAATAGAAAAGGGACAACCCGTAGGCTGTCCCTTGAAAGGTAGGTTAGAGTATATCCTGCACTGATACCCACAGCGTCTCCGTGAGGGTCACCGCCTTGGGAGTATAGAATTCCTTATAGGCAAAGTATCTGATTTCTCCATCAAGGGTGATGTTGTCCCTGTCAACGGTAATATCGTAATTGTCCAGAACGTGACCCCTATCCGCCGCCACTAAATCCACAACACACGCATAGTGGCTAACATCCGCAAGGGCAGTCTCCGTACATACGAGGTCTATCCTTTTACGCTCGATAAATATTCTTGTCCCGTGCTTACTCAAGGACCCCGAAACCCTGTAAATATAAGGGTCCCTCGTCTTCATAGGACTGTATAAATTTGAGAAATGTGACACTTCCTGTGTGTCCACATCATACAGAACCACGTCAGGCAAGTCTGCTTTTGAAACGTCCAGCCACATACAAATTGTCTTAAAGAGTGTCCTCAACCTGTGAGGTACAACCCAATGCCCGACCTTGTTACCAAAGTCCTTCTCTAACTCAATCTGTGCGTCAACTCTTTCTTCCCACGACATATTAGATTTAATTGTGATTTCCATATTACACCTCCACAGCCTTTGCTCTCTCAACCGCACCTGTGTACTCTCTCCAGAACCTCTTATCAAGGTAGTCCTTAAACTCAAAGTACCACCTGTCAATAGCAACCTTTCCTCTGAGTGTCGGGCAGTTGTCCGTGTACACGTTGTACTGCATAGCGAGTTTGGAGTTGAGCCAACTGTACCTGTCATAGATACCCTGTAACTCCACCGTGATGTTTCTCTCTCTTGTCTTTTCCATTTTTCTCTACCTAACCTTTCGTCAAATTCGGGCTTATTGCCCCTACGGCAATATTATACGCTTTGGAGAGGGTCAATGCAAGCAAGGTCTTGACAGGCGGTCTGACAAGGAAATTCCCGTTGAATTATGTAGGTGAAGCCGGAGGTCCATACATCCCTCTATATAATAAATATACCTATTATATATACGCACCTACAGGACATCCATCCTCTGCCACTAATAGAAAAGGGACAATCCGAAGACTGCCCCTCTCCTTGAAAGGTAGGTAAATATTAGGATGTTGTCTGTATAAAGGAAACCTCTCTTTCAGAAATCTCCATATCCCATAATCTTGTTTTCTTAATCATTCTCAAATATCTCCTCAGCCTCGTCATCAAGAAGGACACACCAACCGTCACCAATACCGACCAAACCGCCACCACGGAAGTATTCATCAACCCCGCAGTTGCCGAGCCTAAAAATCTGAAACGGAGAAACTGCCGTATGCTTCACGACTATAATTCCCTTGCCCTTATACACATTGTAGAGGGAATATGTCTCCCCAGGAGCGAGTACATCTCTGTTCTGAAAAGGCTTCATAGGGGCGTAAGGGTCGTCCATACAGTTCTTTTCAAAAATGTGTTCTCGTATCTCCTCGAGCATATCTTCTGCCTTTTCGTACACTTCGGGTGTTCCTTCTTCATCAGAAGCGAACACACCCACATATCCGTCATAGCAACCCGGAAAAGGGTCGTTGCTAAGCAGATAATCATACATCTGCCTGTCTGTCCAATTCTTACCAACCTGTCTTAACATTTTCCTTACCTACCTTTATCATTATTCGAGGCATATTGCCCCTACGACCATTATACGCCCCGGAAACTGTCGGGTCAAATTCTCATAATAATTATAGACTAATACGCAATTATGTAGGTGAAGCCACTTCCTTCCATCCACTCTATATAATAACAGGTAATAAACTAATAAGGGACGGAGATTACTCTCTGCCCCTCTGCAACTGGACCTCCATCCTTGCTCCCCTATTTACCCTTATTTATATAGCCAAGGAGGGAAAATGTCTGATTTTTGATATAAACTCCGATACTTCCCTGGGGAATTCCGGTACTCCATATCAAATTTCAGACATTTGTGGACTAATGGACATTAGTCAACTGCAATTAAGTTCCCTTAATTAACTTAATATTTATGGATGGAGCCTTAACATCATCATTAGAAATGGGATTATCTAACAGGCGTTTTGCTAACTCCTGAGCCGCCTTTGTCCTCTCTGATAAGGGAGCATCCAACCCAAATTGGTCTTTAACCTCTCCTCGCATAACCCTTGTAAAATACTCCATTACCTCATGTCCATCAGCAATCCTATGGCTTTGGGCTTCATTGGCTCTCCAGGCGATTTCCTGACGTATTGCCTTTTTGTTCATAAGTTTCCTTGAATAGACTTGGAGTTTGGACTGTCTTAACTTAGGGTCTTTCTCTGTCTTAAAGTATCCTGCTCTATCTGCGGATTCTACTGCATTACCTGTTATTATGTAATATCCTATAAATTTATCTTCTCTCTCCGTCAACTTCTGTCCGTCGTGTGTTTGATATTTATATACAGGTGCATATCCTTCTTCGTCCGCGTCCTCTTTGGCGAGGGTTTTTATACTCAAATTGTCCTGTATTTTGGTGGTATTTTCTTCTTCCATTTTGAGTTATCTCCTTCAACTTTTTATGTCTTATATGTGGATTTTAGCATAATTTACCCTCTTTTTCTATTTCTCCGCCCTCCCTCCACTTCACAAAAATTAAAGAAAAACTGCACGGAAATTCATCTATTCCCGTGCAGTCGTTAGAAAGGAAAATGGAAGTTTGATAATTGTCAATTATGTAGGTAAAGGACTTACCACTGGATGTACTTAGTTACCTGTCTTACTCCACCACTATATCTTCCAGGTTGTACTATCCTGAAACCCTCTCGCTCCAGTTTTTCTTTGAGTAATTCCCTATCTCTTTCTGATATGTCCCAACAATATTTCATCCCGAACTTCTCGGGGTTAGATACTGCGGGGCTCCATACTATCTCTCTACGTCCTTCTTCTGACGCCTCTTTAATCCTTTTAATGGCTACGTTATAGGCATCCTCTACAATGCCCTTATCCGCATTATTAGAAATCCTTCTCATTTCATCTGCAAGTCCCATACTCTTATACCTCCTTGTCAAACCTGTCATCCTTGATAGACTGCACCATTTCCAGCGGTACACCGTAATCCTCGCACGTACCGAGGTCTTCCTTACTTGCCTTGCGTACCTTAGGAAAACCGTCAGCCGTACCCTCCGTTATGAACAGAACCTTGCCTGTGTCCCTCTCGACTATGACACATCCCTTACTCTTTGTGGTATTCCTTAAACACCACATTTCCATCAGACCTGTGCCAAGTCCTGTAATTGTCGTATCTATCTTTCCTGTCTTCTTACTGAAACGAAACAGGACGTTCACCTTTAACTCTCCGCTCATACTGCTTCCTCCCTAATGTCGTGTGCGAGTGTCCTCACTCTGCCGTATATCTCCTCGAAAGTTCCATGCTCACTATGTGAACGAATGTTTTCCGCAAGCCTGATGAAATCCTCGGCTCTGAGGTCCCTGTTACAGAATGTCTGAAACATATCCGTGTATGCCGTATTGCTCCCTGCTGTGTAGTACCTCTGGGAAACACAGAGGTCGTACAAATCCATGTGCCTGATAACCATTAGTCATTACCTCCCTTGCACTTGAAGTACTGAGGGCAACTTGTCCCCGCACAATATCCCGTATTGTCACACGGCATATTCTGTGAATATTCTTCCTCGTAATCGTAGTAATCTTCCATTATCAAGCCCTCCTGTATTCTCTTGCAAGATTATCCAAGTCATCAATGAAGTCCATCGTTTCGGTGTCTTCCATCATTTCAGCCTCACCGTAATCGTCTCCGGCACCCTGTCCTTTCACAGGCTTCCAGCCGTGAATGTAACCTCCGACTATCTCGTCATTAGAAAATTCTTCCTTGTACTCGTTGAAGTATCTCTTAAAGTCCTTCTGTTCTCTTGCTGTCAGTTTCATCCTGCCACCTGTTCCTTTCTTGCTTCACGCTGTGCTTCCTGCTCGTTGGCTATATCCGCCAGCTGTCTCCTGTACCTGTGAAGTTTCTTCTCCAAGATAGCCAACTGCTTATCCGAAAGAAAACCTCTCCTCAAATACTGCTCTGCGAACGAAGACAATATCTCCGCGTCAAACGCATTGAACCCAACTCCGTTCTTGTTTCTTGTGACCTTGTCCTCACGCTCGTCCTCTGTCTGACGTCTGTAAATGAGAACAAGTCCCTTGCACATTTGGTCTTTATTGTTAGCGAAGACCTCCCACACGCTCTCAGGTGTCCAAACTTTCATCTTGTTTCCTTTCCTTTCTGCCTATCTCTCGGGCGTAGGCACTGCCCCTACGGGTATAGTATAACCCCCGGAAATGCGGGGGTCAACTTACGTCTGCCGTGTAAAATATGCCACAAACTCCTCCTCCGAGTAGAAGTGAGGGCGAACTCCGAAGACGTCCTTGTGGTAGTCAGAGTAGAAATCATACTCCTCTCCGACCTGTGTAGACCGAGAGCCGTAAGTCCTTATCAACTCGCCTATACGTTTCCTTGTTTCTCGCAGAGTGTTCATTTCCTCCTGCTCTTCCTGAATATGCTGATACTCACGTTCCAACTTTTCTTCTCTTTCCTTAATTCTGCAGTCATTATAATCCGCAGTCATTTCTTCCTTCTGATACTGTCTAAGGTAATTCATACAGATACCTCCTTAATAATCTTCTTCCCACATTGAGGGGTCGTTCAGTTCCTGCCCGAACAGGTTGTACCATTGTCCACAGGCAGGACATTCACACGCCCCCATATACTCGTCCATAAGGTCGAACTCAAATCCACATCTGCACCTGTTGACCGCAGGAATTGTGACGTAGTATCTCCTCTTCACCACGCCGTCATCTGTAACTTTTTCCGGATGGGACAGGCACCACTTGAAATTCTCCTTTGCAGAGTTCGAGAGGTCGTCAAACAGGTTTCCATTCTCGTCACAGGGGAACGAAAATCCGTTACCGAAGTGTTCTCCATTACGTGTGAACTGCCTGTTGTATTCCACCTGTTCTTCCTTGCGTCTTTCTCTGATAATCATTTTCGTTTCTCCTTTCGGGTCTTGGTGGGGGCGGTATTGCCCCCACGTATATAGTATAGACCCCGGAAATGATACGGTCAACCGCCCTATTAGTGCCTAATGGGTAGAATAAGTCCTAACACCTTATCATCACGCACGAACATAACAGGGGCGTTAGGTCCCTGTGCATAGGCTGTGACCTGTTCCTTCTGGAAGTACTCGCCATAAACCTTCTGAAATTCCGTGTAGAATTTTTCATTTATATGGACAGTCTTGCCGTCCTCGAACTCAAAAATCCTAACCTTACGATAAGGCTCCTCGAGAATATCTCCAGCAACAACCCTCTCGGCTCCTGCTTCGAGGTCAGTCCCTATATAAATGGGTCTGAACTTGTCCGGGTCGAGGACAAACTTTTCTCTCGGTATTGCGTAGAGAATAACTCCGTCGGGCGTGAGATAGATTACGCAGTTCTTCTTGTCCTCTTTGACGTAGAAACCCTTGCCGTCCTTAAGATACCACTCCACCGCCCTTGCCTGTGGAAGTGCGTAATTGTTACTCTTTGCTCTTGCCATAGTGTCGTACCTCCTTAAAGCATACTGATAAGGTAATCGGGTTCAAGTCCGAGGTCACCTGTGAATATGTCCTCGGCAAGGTTGAAATCTCCTGCCTCGATAGCATCCCTAACTTCTCTCATTGTGTCCTCGACAAGTTCGGTTGCTTCCTCTCGGGTCATTTCGTCCCTTCTCATTAAAATCTTGATTACTCTTTCCATTTTGTTTCTCCTTTCGGTCATTTGGTCTTGGGGCGGTACTGCCCCTACGGCAATAGTGTAAGCCAAAAAAATCCGGGGGTCAATGCCCCCGAATTTCAGAAAGGCTTGAAGTAATCCTTGTCCTTGGCAGGAACATCCTTGTCGAAAGATGTAGACGGGGAAGGAACCTTAATGTCATACACCACTTTGATATTCCTGACTTCATCTTCCAAGCGAAACAGGGTTTTCTCCATAGACTTCATATAGGTAGTAAGGTAGATTACTACTCCCACAAAGCCTCCTGTGATACCGATTAAAAGTCCTAAAAGTAAATCTCTCATACGTGTCCCCTTTCTAATAAGTCCACTATCTTCTGCACATCCTCAGGCGGTACGACCTTGTAAATCCAGCCGTGACCGTACTGATATGGTTCTCCTGTTTCAGGATGACGCACCTCATACAGTCCCACCTCTTTGAGAAATTCGCAATTTTCCTTATAGCCGTGAGGCTTATCTCCAAAATGCGACTTAATCGCACTCTCCTGTAGAGCAGTTCCGGCGTGCATATCGTTCAAGTGATAGTTTTTCCAGAGCCTGTAAATCTCCTTGAACGTAGCATTGTTTCTCAAAGACGGGTACTCCATCAGTTCATCAAGGCACTGTCCGCCCATTATTATATCCGTGTGCAGATTATTCCATACGTACCCACAGGCAGAAAAGACCATTCTTCCCTTTGAGTTGGGTTTCCACTCAACTTCTACCGTCACCGCATTATTCTTAATCTTAGGATTACGACAAGCGATTTTTCCAAAAGTAAATACTTCCTTCATACGTCACCTCCAACATCAAAGTATGCTAATTCTTCCTCTGTCATTCCGAGATAGTCAGCCAACTTCGCCTTGTCCTCGTGGCACAAATGGGTGTAAAGTTCCCAAACGGCATTACTTAAAAGTACTTCCAGTCGTTCTGTTGTAAGGCTTTCCGGTCTGTTCATATTATTCCTCCGTGATGTAATCAATAGCGTCCTGCGGGCAGTTGGTGAGGGCGTATCTCACATCCTCAGCCATCTTCTCCCTAACACCCTCGTCATCAATGTGTCCGTAGTTATTAAGAACTTCGTAAGGGTCAAGGTCCCACTCGTACTCAACTACGGCATCCACCAACTCGTCTGTGATGTTTCCCGCTCGGATAGCGGCAACCATTTCTTCCTTGCTCATACCTCATCCTCCTCGTCTATGATGTGGTAACTATTATCGGCGGTCTCCATTCGCCAACCGTCAGTCACTTTCCACGAAACCGAGAACCTAAATCCGTTGTGCGAACAGATACGAAAATCACTTCCGCCCTCGTCTTCGCACTTGGCAAGGCACTCTCTCCACGCCACTGACTTTGCCTTGCTAACGCTTCCATACACGTCATCAAGGTAATATCCCTCGTAGCGAATTGCTCGTCCAAGCAAATCTCTACCTTTCTGTGTCCTTGTCGATACTGTAACCATTTGCTCTCCTTTCTGCGTAGGCTTACTGCTTGCCTCGCCGACCATAGTATATGCCCCGGAAATGCTTGGGTCAACTAATGTCACTCACCGTAATAATCGACACTCCACTCCTTGTACTCTACGACATTATCTATGTATTCCTCTTCGGTTTCGGGTAACTTTACAGTAAATGAAGGACTGCCGTCATAGTAATCCTGCGTTGTATATAGACTGCACCCACAACTCCACAGAAAGTAGGCAACGTCCTCGTCATTCGTATAACCATATCCTTCTACGAGTACATCCTCGTAGTCCTGAACTTCGTTACCGTTTTCATCAACGTAAAAATCCGAACACGGCACGGGCTCCACGTGAGGTTCCATTGTAAGTCTGATATGTTCCCAAGAACGCTGAAAAGCATCCTTGGCATATCCGTGAAGTTCGTTTACGTGAGCCTCCACTCTTTCGTTGAGTTCTTCCACAGTAAAGATAGCCATACGCACCTCCTTAATCGGTCAGCCTGAGAAAGTATGAGAGTTCCTCACCTTTCAAGTTGTCCATAGCGTAAGCGTCAGCCTCTCCCCACAGGTCATTGTAGAGTTCCGCAAGGTCGGGGTCTTCTGTATAGTACTGCCAAATCTTCCAGTTCAGTACTATTACGAGTTCCGTGAGGTATTCGTAGTTATCTTTCCACTCCTCGAACGCCCTCTTGTACGTGTCGATAACTGCCTTACGTCCGAACCTGTCAGCGATGGAAAAATCGTCATCAAAGGTTGTCTTCTGCGGTATGCCTAACTCCTGAAACTGCCTTGTAAAAAACATAACTTGTTCTCCTTTCTGCGTAGGCTTCACCCCCCGCACCCTTATTATACCACGTGTTTATCCGGTGGCAATAGTCAATTTGAGGTTGGTGTCTTCGAGGGAAAGACAAGTTCCCCCGAAGACTTCCGCACCCGATTTATGTAGACCGTGAAAGGATACGCCACACAAATATTATGATAATAAGGCAGACTATATCCGAGAGCATTAGTCGGTCACCCTAATATATCCCTGTTTATCGCCTGTACCTACGTACACGAAACCGTCCTCTTCGTCAAAGAAGTCGTCCGCAACGTCAGACCAGTCAACATTGTCCAAGATATAATCGGGTACGTCATAGTGGTCGTCCACGAAGTCACGAATAATGTCTTCATCATCCTGACTCCTCAGGTCGTCATACTCCTCATTCGCCACAATTCTACAAGCGTCCTCGAGGTCGTAGTCCTTCTCTAACAGAGCCTTGACGATAGGGTAATCCTCTTCATCAATGTTCCTGAGGTGCTCCACAGTATTGTTGACCTGTTCGAGATTAAATCCTCTGTTAGGGAGGTCAAGTTCGTCTGTCACAAAGTCAGGTGCTTCCCACTCTTTGACACGGAACATATACTGCGAGTACGTGGGTATGTTCTTACCGAACTCCTTGAACTTCTCGATAAGAGCCTCTTCCTCGATAGGGAATGTTACCCAACCCCCTACTTTCTTTCCATACATTCCTGTCGTGCCTGTTGTTTCAAAATAAGCCTTAATTTCCATCGGCTGTTCTCCTTTCTGTCGGGGTCTGCGTTATTGCCCCAACGACCATATCTTAAACCCCGGAAATGCCGAGGTCAAGTCACTTAACCGTCAACCAAATATGAGGTCCCCACCTAAGCGAGTGTACGTCTAAGTCCTTTACGTCTGCATAAGAACCGTAATATTTTACCTCCCCGCACTCGACCCACGCTTGAAATAGAACCTCGTCCGCCCTGTCGATAACTACAAGGCGGTTGTTCAGTTCCTTGCAAAAGTTCTTATAGAAAGTGTCAACTTTCATATCAAGTCCTCCTGTCTATCTCCTTCTGTGCTCCCGCTATCATCTTCTTTACAGTAGCCGGACTAAACTGTGAAATCTTGATAATAGTTTCCAACGCCCAACCCTCTGAAAATCCGAGAGCGGTTATGTCTGATACTGAGGGGTTTCCCTCAGTATCGACTATCAGTTTCCAGAAGCCTATCATCATTTCCTCGGCTTTCTTCTTCTCCACGTCTGTCATATCAGCCTCCCTCTATGTACCTTGCCTGTGCGGTACTGATACCGTCAACACGTCCCTGCTCTCTGATACGAGCGTCTCCGCTACAAACCATATTTACTCTCGTACCTCCCATGTGAGCCGACTTAACTTTCCAGCCCTCATTTACCTCCTCAGGCGTTACGAGCATAAGAGCGACACACTGTTTGCCAAGTACCTCCTCAATGCCGTTCGTGAACCCGATAAGATAATCATTTCTAACTCCTCCAGCGGGTCTGCACTCGCTTACGACCTTACGGTACATCCTATCGGCTAACTTGTTGCCTATCTTAAACAAGAAATTGAACGTGTTCCTCGCTATCTCCGCGTCACGCTCAAAGCCATAGAAGATGATAGTGTCCTTGTTGCGGACATACACCTTACAGCAAAAGTTCTTGGCGATAATGTTGGCAAGCCTATACTTCCACTTTGAGCCTGTACCGACATAACTCTCCATCTCGGCTATCTTCTTATCAGTAATCTCCTCGTCCAGCATACTGCTATCCACATGGTACTGAGCCATAAGTTCCTGTGCCTTGAGGGAGGCAGACATAGCCTCCTGCTCATTAGGGTTCTTCTCCGCAAGGGCAAAGAGTTTCCTAATCTTGTCGATAATCTTCTGCTCCGCCATATTAGTTATCCTCCTTATTAAACTTGACGAACTTATCCGACGCACAAACCTCAAATCCGTGCAAAGCCTTGTCAACCGTAGGTCCTGACATAAGCCAAGCCATATTGAACTCCGCTCTTATATGAGGGTTGTCTCCGTGCTTTTCTGCGAACAGGTCCGACCAAAAATCGAACAATTCCTGTGCCACGCTAATTTCCCGACAGTCCAGCGTGTAGGTTTCATCATTCGGGTCAAGTCCCATTCTCGGAACCATATATCCGTTGTAGAAGTTCTCCGTGAAAGCGAACTCCCTCGCCTCTGCTTCGGTCATATGTGACCGGAAAGCAATATTCACCTTTGCTACATCTTCCATAGCCTTGTTCTCCTTTCTGTCGTAGGCTCTCTTATTGTCGCCACGCCTCGACAACATCATCTTACGAGCAAAATCTCCCAAGGTCAAGCCACTTTGGCTATACTTCAAAATAAATATATAGGGCGGATAAAATCTGCCCTATATAGATATGAATATTAAATATTTTTATATATCTGACTAACTACGTTGTCCCGCAACGTATCGTCATCACGCAGGACGGAGTTCAGTTCACCCTTGCCGTGTATTTTATCCTTTAGTACTTCGCCTGTTTCTACGTCTATAATAGTAAACCACCCTGTCCCCTGTATGATATTGAACTTAATACCGAAATCCACAATGTCGGCTATCTTATCGACACCGCTATCAAAACGTACTGTATAACTACCTGTCCTACGTGTCGGAGGGCAAGACGAGTTCTTTATCATAGACATTAAAATTCTGTTTCCAGCGGGTTCATCTGTACCACGTCCAGCGTCTTTGCCGTTCTCGTCTATGAACTCCCCCTGTCTGAACTCCAATATTACTGAACAGGCGTGTTGCCACATCTTACCACCCGGAGTATATGTTCCTCCATAAGGGCTGTTCAAAATGGGTTTTGGTTGGTTAATTCCTATAAGCGTGGTTTTATATTTCGGGAGGTCACCTAACATAAATTTAGAAAATCTTGTAAGCGGTTTAGAAATTCCACCATAAGCGGCGTCATCAAGGGAAATCTCGTATTCTTTTTCGCTGAACATAGCGGCAATACTATCCAATACCACAAGTCCCAACTCTCCCGTTTCTATCGCCGCTTGCAGATATTCCAAGATATATTCGGCTGACTTTCCAGCGGGTTTGAATACATAAATGCTGTCAGTATCAACTCCCAACTTTCTCGCCCACTCTGTGTCCAGCCTGTTCTCAATGTCTGCATACAGTACCTTTCCAGCAGAAGACAAACGCTCGTCCGCTTGGTAGTTTGCAATAATGTCCAGAGCAGATGTGGTCTTACCGCTATACTGTGTCCCTCTAAACTCGGTAGCCTGATATACAGGCAAACCTCCGTGAGTACAATAGTTCATCATAATGCTTGTGAAAGGTATTCTGTCCTGACAATACTCACCCATTCCTTGAGCGATAGTGTTACCTTTCAGTTCCTTGTTTACTGTCTGACATAAGGCGTCAAACGACTTCAAATCTTTCCACTCTTTTCTCATAGTGAATTTTCTCCTTGTTATTTAATTATGTAGATATTTTATCTGTTGACGGCAATATGGGTCAATTCGTATTCCTTCATTCTGTTTGACAGAACTTTCTTACAACTGCTCAGTAACTCCTGAGCCGCCTCGGTCTTGGCTTTCAGGACCTTGTATGCTCTGCTGTAACAGATGTTAGTGAGTTGCTCCTTTTGTGCCTGTAACTCGGCAAAACTGTTTTTATCGGCTACGGTTCCTGTACCGTCATTACGAGCCTTGTTATAGACTTCTTTCCAAATAGCCTTTGAAATATCATCCCTAATGCCGAGATTTTCACATCTTCCACTGATGAAATAAATCAGTGTTGAGAGGTTGATACAAAAGTCCTCGAGTTGGCTGTCAGTCGGTTTCACCTCACCGTTGCGAAGTGTCGAACTAATCATTTCCACATAACTGTCGAGGTCTTTACTGTAAGGCTGGACAATATCATTAACAACATTATCAATGAGAATACTGTCCTCTTCAACCTGACTACTGACTTCCTTGATACTGCCTACTGTGTCTGTAAACTTAAATTTCATAAATTTCCCTCACATAAATTTATTAAAAAAGGAATTCATATCATAATCATATAAAATCCTCTTTTTTCTGCCCTCAATTTTAATCAACTGCGGTGACTGTATATTTTCTATATAGTCAAGGTCTTTTACGTTAAGGCTCTTTAACCCTGAGAGCCTCATATTTGCCATTACGGACGCATCCACATATACGGTCAAGTCGTGGTCTATGAACCATATCATAAAGCCTGTATGAACGCCACAGATACCGCTTTTTTCTAACAAACCCTCCCACTGATTAGGGCGTATGTCAGACTTAAAATTTAACGTATTACCGTGTACTGCCTTACATTCGATATAAAACTCATACGGGAATTTATAGACTATGAAATCACAAATCGTATTATCTCCCATATACCCACTCATACTATCTTTGAGCCTGTCTATGGAAACGCCTTTGATTTTCTCGAAAGCGGACTTTACTTGTCTTTCAAAATCTTTACCTCTGTTGACCTTAGTCATCTTCTCCACAAACTGTTCGGTATATGCAGTACATACATTTAGCGTCTTCCGGCTTTGGCGGTGCGACCTTTTTGCTAACATAATTATCGCACTCCGAAATCCTACCTACAAGTGCCTCTTTCATTTCATCTGTCACGTGGAACATAAACGACTTCATATCAAGGTTGTCCCTACTTATGTAGACAAATAGCACGTCATCCACTCCAAGTGAGAGTGCATAGGAGATACCTTGATTATAATGGTCGGGGTTTACTGCATTCCTCGTCTGCCACTTTCTTACGGTTTCAGTCTTCAATTCCAGTATGTAATACACGCCCTTATATCTGATAAGTCCATCACACATAAAGTGCATATTCAAACTCTTATTCCAGAGTTTGGTTTCCATACCGCTCTTTTCCAAGACTTCGATATTCTTGATATGCCTGTTCTTAATGAACTCGGCAACATCCACGTACTCGCAGTCAATACCGTTATTCTTCATATCCTCAACGGCTTTCTGTATTCTGATGTGAATATCAGAACCGCTATTACAGATACCGACATTGATATAACTTGCATCCCCAACGTCTGTATTCGCCCCTGTAACTTGATAATACATATTGCGAATACAATTCATACTTGACGGCTTATAAGTCTGTGACGGCTTATATGAGCCGTTATTTGCGGTCATTTCAATAGAGCGTTTAAGGTCGGCTAAAAACTCTTGCTCGACAGGCATTTCCTGTGTTTCTGCATTGATTAACCTAACTATGTTTTTCAGCGATTTCCTTGACATTACTTATCTCTCCTTCTTTTTGAACTTTGTCCCACAAGTCTGCTAAAAACTGCACTACTCTTATTTGGGAGGCACTACTAAAAACCTCTACGGCATTTGTGCGTTTTCCCTTAACCTCCGTCACCATTTTAATATGATATATCGTAACCGGACGGTTTTGGTCTTCGGAAAAAAACTGCGTTGTAGAATACAGCACCTTTTGTCCGTGCATATTCAAGGCGGTCTGTAACTTGTGTATCATTATAGTACAAGAAGTCATTACTCATTCTCCAGTCTGTTTACTGCTTCCAAAAGAATATCAAATAACTTTTGGTCTATGACGTAGTGCTGAACTCCGTCACCATAATCAAATACAAGAGCGTGATATGGTTTCCTCATAGCAAAGGCTTCGGCTTCATTTTTTTCCAGCCAATTCTTCTTTATAGAGAATGACTGTTTTGGTTCCATACAGGTCTTTGCTTCTATGAGAAAATGCTCAGTTGTTACATCCCCCTTGTTAAAAGGGGTTGCACCGCTGTTAGCAACTTTACGTCCACCAACAGCGTTTGCAACTGCCTTTTCCTGCTTATTACTGAAATATCTTGTACTGTCTTTATTCATGGTTCTTCCCAAAATACCTGTCAAAGTCTTGCGGTTCAATATCTAACGCTTTACTCCACTTCAAAGCCTCACTCAAAGTAATCGTTCGTAACCCCGCAAGTTTCTTCCACAAGTTGGTGTATGTAATACCAACCGTGGAACAAAATGAGGCTATCGTATCATATCTACTCGCTATCCTCTTATACAGCAGTTTGAAAATAACCTTGTCACTTATAGTGTGAGTAACCTTACTATTTCCAATTGCATTCCTTCTGTTCTCTGCCATTTTGCACCTCACTCATTAAAGTATAGTCTGTCGGGGTCATCTATCTCAGACTCCTCGGCTAATGAAGCCATATATACGGTTCCTGAAGCCACATACACTAAAATATCCGACATAGGTATATTGTACTTTTTAGACAACCCCTCATAAATCTTTAACGAGGACTTAATATGCTCGCCTACCTCAGCCTTAAACTCCTCGCTAAACTTACGACCGTCAATTTCTCTCATACTTGTTCTCCTCTGTCACCTTTATTTAGCCATTTTGGCTATTCTTCTATTATACTCGGCAAGGCTCCTAAGAGCCACTATCTTTTATAGTTATGGTGTTATCACGGTGAGCCATAATGTTCACATCAGGCTTCACCGTGATTTCCCCATTCTTACCTATGTAGACCACCCGACAGGGTAGGTTTAACCTATCCCCTACGTAGTGGTCTTCTGACCAAAACTCTTCCTCGTCAAAATCGCCCCTCAATGCGTGAAGTGCGGTTTTAAGAGCCTCAGTCACCAACTGTTTGTCCTTATCCTTGGTCGGTTGTTCAAACAGAGGAATACTTGTTAAAACTTTGATTGCTTCGGAATTCTTCATTTCTTTTCTGTCAGTTCAACATAGCACAGACCCAACAGATTATCCCTAAAGATAATATAGGAACCAACCTTATGCTTAATCATAAAGTAGTCCTCTTCAGGAATTGTAATCTGTGCTATTTTTGTTGTACCTCTTGTGCCGGACTTAGCAAGCGTGTAACCGTCTGCCATATCAGAGGACTTCATATAAATTCTGTTATCTCTGATAGCAATAACAATGAACCCTGTTTCCGATACACGCTTCTCTGCTCCACGGTAGAAATTAAGATACAACTTGCCTACACCGTTTCCGTGCTTCTTGCTAACAGAAACAAGTACATCTGCTCCCTTAGCCGCATTAAGCCTACTACTCTTTTCAATCCAATTCAGTTCTTCCATAGTTGTTTTCTTTTACCTCACAAAAATTTATTATAGAGTTGCCCCTACGATAATAGTTTAACACCCCCTACCCTAATTGTCAATAGTCAATTTGAAAATAGGTCAAACAAGGGCGGTATCGGGGACGTCTGCGATACTTTTCTGATACAGACGGGTCCATAACCTATCAACTCATACTTTTCCCGTTTCAGTACTCTTCCGCACCGAAGACAAAACTTGTAGTGAGTACGTCCTTCACTATCTACTTCTGCCACTAACTTATTCATCTTCTCCACCATACTCGTCAAGTTTCTTATAAAGATTTTCCAGTTCACTTAATCTATTACTTCCCGGTTTATCAAAATTTATAGCAACTTCCGCCGCAGTCAGTTGGATAATGGCTTTTTTGAGAAGGAACACTTCTCTCTTTGATAACTTCATTCTTCGTCCTCCTTTTTCTTAGCCAAAAGGTCAAAAATCCTGCTAAGAAACGCTAACATAGCAACCCAAACAAATCCGTCAAAAACAAAAAGACAGAGCATAATTATTAGGGTAACTTGCGTAACCATACTTACCTCCTTTATCTACCAAATATCCAAGGCACTACCCAAACAGGTACTTCCTCAATAGGCATATTGCCATAAATAATATCTAAACAAACGGTAAACAGAACCGCTCCTATAAGCACCGCTATCATAAATATCGGTATTGCGTTCCAAAGATTAGAGTATAGTTTGGTCTTCATTAGTGAGTAAACCTCCACTTCAAACTGTCCTCATTATCATCAAGTTTCATAGCCTCTCGCCTTGCTTCCCTAAAAGCATCCTCAATCTCGTCTTTTGAAGACGAAGGACAATAATATGGGTCGGGACCAAATCTGTTTTTCTTTTCATCAGCCATTTTCGTTACCGCCATTCATCTTTTTACTAATCATAGGCATTCCGTCAAGTGCATCGTATGATATACATTCTGCACCGCCTTTCGCCTCATTTATTTTGTCAACACTAATATTTGCTTTGCAAACAGGGCAAACAACAAACCTATCCACACGGTCAAACCATCCCAAAAGGTTATATCGGTTTTCCCTCTGAATATCATCATAGGTGTATGAAATAACTGATTTACAGTTTTCACATTCCACTGTTACGGGTTCTTCCATTGCGTTTTTAATAATCTTGATACTCATACCGCACCTTCTTTCTTCTTCTCCTGCTGACACTTCTGAATACTGTCGCAACAAATATATTCATAACCGCTTTCACACTTGACCGTGTAGCCGTACTTGCAGTGTTTACATTCTTCGGAATGTATCATTCCGCACCGCCTGTCTTGTAGGGTTCGGGTAATGGTTGCCAAGCAATTACATTCCCACCATATTCCCAATCGCCATGAACGATATAACTTGTATAAACACGACCACTCGTACTTGTTACAAGTACGCTCTGTAATGCTTCGGGCAGTCTTTCATCAACAGGAATCCACTTGCTTTGAGATTTTTCAATAGGAATAATAACTCCGTTTACCATTCTACCCATTTGCAATTCAACTGTCGGGGCATTGTCGATAACCTCAATAAGTTTGTCGTAAAAGCCGTGATACTTCCATTCTGCTATTACTTTTTTCAAAGCCTCACGGCTGATAAGGTCGCCTTGCTGTCTTTCGGGAATAAAGTTTCCACATCTGTCAGGAAAATTCTCATAGTCATTTTCCTTATAACACAGTCCACTATGAATACAGTCTTTACAAGTCATTTTTCCGCACCACCTTTCTGCTCCTCTTTTCTGTACCACCTATCTATTTCTTTCGTCATAGCCTTGAAATACAAATCGCAGTTATTGCAAGGATTTACTGTCGGGGCGTTGTCGATAGCCTTAACCACCGCATCATATAATTGCTCCCAAGTTTCGTCTATACTGATAGGCTCGTCTATACATATTGCCTTTTTCAAAGCACTACGGCTTATCAAATCGCATTTTTCTTCTTTCATACTCATAGGAATAATATCTCCGTTGCTGTCATAATCTTGCGGTCTTAAATGTGCTTTGTTATTCATTCCGCATTTTCTCCTCCGCCATTTTGAATTTATGTTGGCGGTTACTCCTACACCAAGAACAAGAGCCGTGATTCCTGCAAGTGCAGTCCACGGCTTTTGCCCCTGTATATGCTTTTCTATATTCCTTACCGTGTTCTATGGCTTTATTAAGGCTCATACTCCGCCATTCATCAACTTATCAAATAAAGCGTCCGCAGTCTTTGAAATATCCTCGTTATTTTTATCGAGAATTGCGTCCGTATAACCCTTTTTGTAGCCCTCCTGTGCCGCCCTCTTGTAAATTTCCGAGAGGGACAGGTTCTCTACGTTGATATAGTTTCCGTGTTCATCAAAATAGTTAGTTTTTTTCATTATTATCCTCCTGCTCAGACCATAAATCCGGGTCTAACTCGTATGCAAACTTGTGCATAAGAAGTAACTCAAATTCCTCGTCATCCATCGTTAAATCTCCACACCGTATTCTTCTGCGAGTTCAGCAAAATGGTCCATAATGTAAAAACAGATTTTCTTTGTAAGTCCTGTGGATGAAATGTCGCAAATGAAACTAATATTAAACATATTAGTTATTCCGCTGTCACGAATACCTACGTACTCTACAAACTGTTCCTTAGTCGGCTTCACTTTCTTTGTCCTCCTTCTTTGCTGTCGGGTCCATACCGAGTTCCATTACAAAGAGTTCGGTCATCAGAGAAGCACCAAAACTCAGGAGCATATCGGCATACATACCTCTAATCTCCTTAGGTGCGTGTGTAACCTCTTTCGCAGTCGCCTTTGAGATAGCGTCTCCCAACTGCTCAGGTGTAATAGTTACAGGGGTGCTTAAAAACTCCTTACTAATGTTGTGCTTCATTTTCTTTACCTCACAAATATTGTATTGCCTTTTAGGCTATCTTCATTATACATAACGGATAGTCGTTTAGCAATAGATTTTTCAACCTTTTTTAAGATTTATTTCTGCACACTTCGGGCAGACTAACCTACTATTTATAAATTCCCAATTCTTTATGTAAGGGTTATTCTTAAATGTATATTCTACTTTCCCACATTTAGCACACCTTATCTTAAACAAATCGTCTTCCATATAAAATGTCCTCTAATGATATTTGTCCTGGTATTTGGTCAGGTCCTACTTCGGGTTCACAAATTCCAATAAACACACTTTCCTTTGTCACCACAATCGCTTTTGTGTTAAGACAACCTTCAGGAACAGATACTTTAACAATGGCATTTACTAAATTCATTATAAAACCCTCCTAATAAATGGCTGTGATGTAGGGATTTGAACCCTCGCTAACGGTGTCAAAGACCGTTGTGCTACCATTACACCACATCACAGTATATTCACTAACACATAGTCCACGGCTATCTCGGCTAAGATACCTCCCGCCTTTATATTATACACGGTATCGGATATTAGTTTCATAGCAAATATTAACTCACCTATATCATAGGCTCCTATCTTTCTCTCGATTGCTTTTACTTGAGGTATGGACAAACCTGTTATTGCCGACACATCTTTTCCTTGGCAACTCTGTACCTGTAACATCTGCTTAAAACTCGTATAAAGTACGGACAGTAGTGTTAGTGGGTTCTCTCCTGCTCTGTAATCTTCATACAGTAATTCAAAAGCCAACTTTCTTTTCCTTCGGCAAACGGCGTCTGCAAACTCAAAAATCACATCCCTATCGGGTACGTGTATAGTACCCTCATTCAGTAAAATTTCCAGTGCTTTTGTCGGGGTCACGCCTGTCGCTTCGGAATACAGCCTTACTTTGTCTATCTCTAACAATATTCTGCCGTAGTCATTTTCGCACACCTCACATAATGCCCTTGTGGCTTCGTCAGATAGGTCTATTTGACGTTCGATATACACGGTTAATAAATCTTCACCTAAACGCTCAAAAGTCGTTATATCGTCTTTATAAGCCTTATAGAATTTACCCCTTTTATCTATGTCAGATATGACTAAAATTATGACATTCTCGTCTTCCCTGTGTATGACGTTATCCCAGTTCTCAGATGATAAAAACTCTTTGTCATCCCAGACTAAATAACACTTTCTGATATTAAACAGGCTATTAGTAGAAAGTCCTGCAAACACATCTGATATATGGTCGATAGGATAAATTTCGCTCTCTATTGTTTCTGCGATTTTATGGATATACTCTCGCATAACCTCGACCTCTTCCCCTGTAAACGCATAAAAGGGTTTTATGGTCTTATTCATAATATCGTGCTTAACATCAAGTACAGTCATATTACTGTCCTCTCTGTGCTTCGAGAATAAGTCGATACACTTCTTCAACAGTCTCCTTTATATGAAAGACTACCTCACCGTACTTATCGTATGGAGCGGCACTAACCTCGGTCACGCTTTCATTTCCATACTTCTCACTCTCAACACAAAAAATCCTATCTACTGCTATAAGAACGGAGTCACCGTTCTTATCGTGTAACAAAACAAATTTCATATAAGCCTCCTAAACATTATATTTAATTATATCACCTATCAGTCCTCGAGCCAAATCTCACGAATATCGAGAACCCACCTGTCGAACTCCATCTGCTTATTTACGCCTGTTGCTCGTAAATTCCTAAGATGATTACCTGTAACACGAATTGCCGACAGATAGTCTTTAACGTAGGACATTGTCACACCCCTACGAAAACATACGACTGTAAACGCTCTCCAGAACAGAACAAGGTCGAACTTATTTTCCTCGTCTTTGAGTGCCAACTTGTCGCCTATCTTAAAGGCATTGGCTCCCTCAACCTCTGCGATATTATCTATTACCAAGTCAAGAAAATCCAAGAACTTGTTTATGTCGCACCTTTTAAGATTATCAATATCTCCCGGCACCTCGCAAAAGTCAGCGATACTGTCATAATCCGCTACTTTCATATCAGCATAGCCTAATGCGTATTCCCTCAACTCGTAGGGCATATAATTATCCATAAACATCACGTAGGCTCGGCTCAGTATCGTCTGGAGCATATTATACTGATTTACTACGGTCATTATGATATACGTATCTTCGGGCGGTTCCTCTGCAATTTTGAGTAATGCGTTTTTGGCATTGACCGACATATTGTCTGCCTCAGGAATTACATAAAGGGTCGGTCTGCCTCTATTCTTCCTACTGTCATCAATAACCGCTCTGATAGTTTCTATCTTGTTATCTTCCAGTACGATAGTCGTACAGTCGGGCAACATACGTCCTATCTGCTTGGCTAATGTTCTTTTACCACTACCCTTGGGACCAACAATAACCGAGAACTTAGGAAAATGTTCTTTTGCTATTGCACTTTTGACGCTTTCCAATAATCTTGTCTGACCTACCATTATTTATTCTCCCTCATAAAGATTAGTAACTCTGCTTCGACCCTATACTTCGGGTCTGTTTCCCATCTGATATTTGCGTTAATCTCCACTAACTTTGTCAGTAGGTTATACTCAACAGCACTAACCTCCTTTATCTTATAGGTTGTGGGTATCTTCACAAACTCATAACTTCCGGTATAGTAGAACTTCAAAATATCCAAAACGAAATCTTGAAACTGTCGCATAAACTGTTTAAGGTCTATTCCGCTCATATAGAGGTTTTCTATACACTCCACTACGCCCGAATTATCACCGCTCTTGATTTTATCTAACAGGCTAAACATCACATCATAATTAGCCACTCCTAAAGCCGTCACGATATTCTCTACGGTCAAGTTGTGACTGTATGACAGACATTTATCGAGCATTGTGAGAGCGTCCCTCATACCGCCCTGTGCCTGTTTAGCGAGATAATCTACTGCACCTACTCCAGCCACTATATCGGGGGTTTCTTTTGCTTCCAGCGTAAGTACATAACAAAGCCTATCTACTATTCCTTGCTGACTTATCCTCTGAAAATCGTACCTCTGAATACGGCTGATAATTGTACTCGGAATTTTCTGCGGGTCTGTTGTGCAGAAAATGAATATCGACTTTTCGGGCGGTTCCTCTATCAGTTTTAACATAGCCTGCCACGCTGTATTGGACAGTGAGTGGCACTCGTCTATGATGAACACCTTGTACTCACTATCCAACGCCTGTGTTTGTGCTTGGTCTATGATATTACGAACGTCATCAACACCGTTATTGCTTGCGGCGTCCATCTCTACGGGATTACCCTCACCGTGATTTATCTCATTTGCGAATATACGGGCACAGGTTGTTTTCCCTGTGCCCGCTCCACCACAGAACAGATAAGAGTGTTTCACGGAGTTATTTATTAACTGTTCTTGCAGTATCTTAATTGTACTACCTTGCTCAACAACGTCCTCAAACTTTGTCGGGCGGTATTTTATTGCTAACGCCTGTACTGACATACATTACTCCTCAACGACAATATCTTTGTAGAGTTCGTTAAACTCCTCGTCAGACACTAAACATAAGAGCGTGAACGGCTTTCCATTGCACTTGTACGACTTGACAAGAACCTCACCGTACATTTCTCCATACCTCTTTCTGTCATCTTCTGAGCGTTTATTTATATACAAAGGTAAGCCGAGCAGATAGTGATACAGGTATAGTTCATCCATCTGAATATAGTGTAAGTCCCCCGAAATATCAGCGACCCTAATGTCGTCATCCTCGTTAAGTATCAGTCTTCTTTTCGTACAGTTCTCAATACGACCTACTGTCCACTCGTCAAGTTTGTCGGCTAAGTCCTTCTTCTCTTCGTCGGACATACTCTTAACTTTCAAAATCATATGTCTATCGTCTGAAATCATACCTCGTCCTCCTTCGGTACGTAGATGTACTTTGCATATCTTGTATGCTGTCCGTAACGGTTTGTGGTTTCGCAGTCCTCGGTTAAGATATTCAAACCCTGTTTTCTAAAAGAGAAAATAATTCCCGAAAGCCTTGTTGCACCAAACAGTTCAAATGCTTCCTTGCTCGTAATCGAGCCGTTTTCTTTGAGGTAATTGAGTACCTCCGCTCTCTGTGTTGTCTTCATCTGTTATCCTTCTTTCTGTTTTATTGTGCGATAACCTCGCAATACTATCTTAACATTGTATATAACATTTGTCAATACCCAAAAAGAAATGCGGTACTGTTAAGCACCGCACTTCCTCTGTGAGATAAATAATGATTTGTTTAGTAGGCAATTAAATTGTAACATCAGACCTTTACAAGTGCAAGTGCCTGTATTACGTTGCCGTCCAAAATTTTGATTATCTTGTCGTTTCCAAAGAACAACGAAATGGTATCAGTATCGTGGGACTTTAAGAGCGACATAAACAGACTGATATTCAGATGACACGAATACTCCTCATAGTTCTGGAGTTCTGTGTACTCTACAACGTCCGAAGCATTACTGCTCAAACTCGTTATAGTGATACCGTCATCACCGAAGTCCAACCTAATGACATTCTTATCGTACTTTTGGTCAACAAATACTCCTACTCGGTCAAGTACGTTAAGAAGTTCCTGTCTTGATACCTTACAGGTAGCCGTCAGTTCCGCGTCAATGATGTTAGAAATTCCTGTTACGGTCTTGTTATAACTCTCAAAACCCTCGGGTAAGTTTCCATACACCTCAACTGTCCCTGTTCTAAATGATACTGCCTTTTCTCCAAGTACCATTTCAACATTAGGCTCGGTCATCATATCGAGCAAGTCCACTGTTTCGGGTGACAGAAGAATGGGAGTATCTGAGATAGACACAAGGTTCTTACAAAGCCTGTTACTGTCAGTACTGATAACTGCGTCCTTGCCGATATAGTAATTAGCATAACAAGGGGCAGACTTTACCTCGGTCAAGAGGGAAGACTTGTTGTACTGAATTATGGACTTAATGTCTGCAAGGCTTAAAGTCTTTGTCTGTCCCTCAAACTTTTCTGCGGGGTCGGGGAACTTAACAGGCTCACCTTTCTCGTCAAGTTGAAGACTAATCTTGTACTCTCCGCTTGAAGTAGTGACATACAGAATGTTATCCTTGACCGTCAACTCTACCTCGTCCTTCGTAACCTTACTGATAAGTTTAGAGAATTTCTCCACATCAACAGTAATGTTAATCTTGCAAGGGTCGCAGTCCATAAAGACGTACAGATAGTTTACTCCACTTGTCGTAGTGAACATTAAGCCTGTCGGCACATCCTTAATACCGATATACTCGGTAATCGGGTACGACTTGTCATTTGTTGCTCCTCGCACCGCCTTAGCAAGTGCGGACTGCAAATCAACCGTTTTTAGTTTCATTGTAACCTCCTAAAAAATCATTTTTGGTTTTACACTAAACATTATACAACATATTTAGCATTTTTGCAAGTTATTGTATTTTGAACCTATCGCTAATTATCTTAGGATAAGCGTTCTCTGTATATATCTTGTGATGTATTCTCGGGTACACAGAATTGTGGAAAGCGGCAACCTTTACACAACTCGGACATAACATAACAGTTCTGAAACTCTTATTGTATGTATTCATTACAGTATATGCGTCCGCCATACCTCCGCCTGTGCTTTGGGTCTGCGGTTGGTCTTGCATAATTCCCGGAACTGTTAAGAATATCTTGCCTTGCGTACCATTATAGGTAAACGTGTTTACATCATCATTTAATGTCCCGTTAAATCTTAACGGCTTATCAACATCACACATCCAGAAGTTCATTGTCTTCCGCCAATACTTTTTCTTTATCGCACCGCTATTGATACCCCCGACATAATCTCCCGGCTGTGCTATTGCCACACTATAAAAGTTAGGGTTCGTGTCAAGGAAAGTAATAAGAGCGTCAAACAAACTGTCAACCGAATAACAGCGTGTCCTCTTCACCTCACCATTGATTACAGTACGATAGGCTATGTCCACCATATCGTCATCTATCTGACAGAAGTACTTTACTCCCACTTGCTTGGCTAAGTCATAACAGGCATTTCGGGCAAAGACCGCACACTTGCGATAATTAAGATTATCCATAGCGTCAACCTTTTTTGCATACTCCTCTTTTGAGAATATCAAACACCTATCTTTTCCGAACTTGTTTTGATACCCCTCGATAGTCTTATCTTCATCATCCAAGATAATGTATCGCTTACCTTGATATTTACACCTATCAAGACTTTCCCACGTTAGTACTCTGTCGGGGTTACCGTGACAGAGAATGAATACTGCAAAATCCTCTCTCATTTTCTATACCTCTCACTAAGTATCTTTGGACAAGCGTAGTTCATATTTACATAAGGCATATTGTGTCCGTATGTCGGTACGGCTTTTTCATTATGCTTTACTCTTAATATTGAGGGATGTGGTAATAATAAGAAGTTAAACGCCAACTCACTATACTTATTATAGGTCTCCCCCAAACCCTCCTTCTTATTCGGTCTGTCTCCCATAGGTAGAGCGTCAAAGCAAAGGTCGGTTATTCTAAAACACGTGTTCCCGTCTTTTGCCGTGTCATAACAGTAAATGCCGTCTTCAAGAATTTTCCCACGAAACATCTGACTGCGATTAACGTCTATTATCCAAACCTGTGCTAAACCATTCTGAATAAGCCGTTTATTAAAGAATTGTCCGTTGACCCCACCAAAGTAGGACGCTCGGAACGAAAATGACGTTGCCAACACGTTACCTTTTGACATAAACTCCACAATGGCTTTTATAACCGAACCAAAGGACTTTATCTCACTTCTGCCTAAATGACCGTTATTGTTATACACATACTGCATCCGCTTTATGTCATCATCTAACAGTACCAAGTAATTATATCCTAATTCTCTCGCTTTGTCCAGAGCCGCATTACGAGCGACCATAGCACACGGCAAGTACTTATCTCCGCCGATAAAAGTGTCGCACCGTGAGGCTGTTTCCTTTTTGTTGTAGATTAACAACTCACTCCTGAAACGAGCCTTGTACTCTAACATCATCTTGTCCTCATTATCGACAAGTATGTGTATAGGCAGTTCACAGGACATTCTGGACAGCATATCATAGGTCAATACATTATCAACGCTATTATGAGATAAGATGATAACTCCTATATCAGCCATTGTTCTGTCCTTCGTCATATTCTCTTAACGCAGTTAGAGTTTTGTTTAACTCCACATAGCCGTTAGCAATAGCGTCATTGAAATCAATAATAACTAAGGCTGACTTCTCCATTAGTTCTTGAACGGTCTTATCTGAATGAGCGTAATAATCCGCAATACGAGCATAGTTGAAAACGATATGCCGAGTTGCCGACATTCTCAAAAACTCCTTTATATCTTCGGGTATGTCAGCCTTTTCAATATCTCGCATAAGTTCCCTGTACTTATCATAGTTGGCTAACTCTGACAAATCCGGCTTATCTACGGTAGGCAGATACTGAGGAACATTTACGCTTTGGTTGTACCTCTCAAACCTCTTAAAATCATCTGTGTCCTTAATGTCAAATATTGGCATATTAACCCTCCACTTTCTCGCCGTACCAAGCGGTTGTTATTTCCACATCACAAGATATGGGTATCGTTAGTTTACTTTCCGCCGCCTTACTCATACATTCTGCAAAAAGTTGGGCGACCTCTTTCATATTACCTTTCGGACATTCTCCTATCAATTCATCGTGTACCTGTATCAACAGTCTAAAACCTAACTCCTTGAGCCGTTTATTCTTGGCTATCTCTATCATAGCGAGTTTAGTCATATCTGCGGCACTTCCTTGAATACGTGCGTTTACAACTTCACGTCTTGTCGAGATTTTACCTCCCTCGCCCGACAGGTTATCAATTATCCAAATACCCTCTTTATTAGCCTTTTCAAATACATCCTTCTTTTTCTTTGTGTTGGCTAACAGTTTCAAGTACTTCGCCTGTATGGACTGAGGTACTTCGTACACTCCGTCTGACGTAAAGTCAAGAACGTCAAAATGCTTTTCAGGTTCTGTCCACTTAAACTCATAGTCGGGTTTAAGCATAACTGGAAACCTACGCTTTCTACCCCACAATGTAGTGACATACCCCACAGACTCCACCATTCGCTGACTGTCATTCTCAAACTGCGGTATTGCTGGAAAGTTCTTAAATATCTTATCCTGTATGACTTGTGCCTTTTCTCTCGATACCTTTAACTGCTCCGCAATACTATCAATGCCTCGACCATAAAGAGTTCCTAAGAAGATAGGCTTTGCCTGACCTCTACGTTCTTTTCCCTCTTTGTACGTTATTCTGTTGCCGTCTTTATCGAGGATAAAATTACCGTCTTCATCTGTCTTGAATTCCAAGCACTCACAATATGGCACGTTGAACGATATTGAAGCGAGTGAGGCATACAAGTCCTTACCCTCTATATATGACTGCTTCATCTTCGGGTCACCGCACATTTCAGTCATAACCTTTGGCTCCTGCTGACTGTAATCCGCACTCATCATTACATATCCATCAGTTGCCTTAAACATAGGTCTAATATCAGTTATGTGCGAGGGAATTTGTTGTAGGTTCGGGTCTTTTGCACTAAACCTCCCTGTGTCTGCACCGTACTGATTAAATTTGCCGTGTATTCTCCCGTCTGCCTTTACGCAATTCGGTAACTTATCGACAAACATACTCACAATAGTCGCTATCTCTTTATAGGCTCTTATTGCCTCTATAACAGGGTTGTCGGGTAATAAGGCAAAAGTTTCTTTATTCGTACTACGTGACGGTTTACCGTGAATTGTAGGGGGTTCTATGCCTATTATGTCAAATATCAAAGTACATAACTGCGAACTGCTTTTTATATTGATAGGGTCATCCAACTTATTGTCGGGGTTCTTTCTCTTATACGCTTCGATTTGTGTCTTATACTCCTCGCAAGCCTTATGAAATTTCTCCTCTCGCATATCTATAAGTTTGTGATACTTCTCGGCAACCTTTTCCGCATACACTGTATCAAAACAAACTCCCGTATCTTCTATGTCGGCTACGACAGGAACACACGGCATTTCGATATTATGAAACACCTTTGCAACATCAACAAGTCCGTGGTCAATACATACAGGGTCGGTTACTGTTAAGAACGGCTTTTGATAATCATATAACTCCAACGTGATTTGGGAGTCGTGAGCCGCATAGATATATCCCGTCTTTATCGGCACTTGTGTAAAGGGTATTCCATCGAACAGGTCATCAAACCTAAAATATTCTTCTTTCCCATCAAGAACATACTTAGCGTGAAGATATTTCAAGTTCTTCTCCGGCTCGTTTTCATTCAGACAGCGACTTGCAAGTGAACAGTCCCACGTGCAATAGACCTTATAACATCCTGTCTGATTTCTTATTACTCTAATATCGAACGTGGCATTGAACATTACCACTTCCAATTCGTGTGAGAAAAACCAATCCAATTCGTCACGCACTTCTATTTCAGAGATTTGTCCTTCAACCTTTTCGTGCGTGATGTAATTGATATGATTGATAGGAATATACACGGCTTTCTGACCGTATGTTGCTAAACTAAATCCGGCTATCTTATCTGTAATCGGGTCAAGTCCTGTTGTTTCTGTATCTAACGCAACAACTCCTTGCTTTAAGCACTCTGTCAAATAATCGTGCAAAGTTGCCCTGTTCCAGATAATCTCAAACTTATCCTTGAGCGTACCTAACGCTCTTTCTACAAGGACAGTAGCCGCACTTATTCTTTGAGAAATACTCCCGCCACCTTTTGCGGTAACGGGAGCAACTTTTGATTTTTTCTCAACCTGTTTGGCTACCTTTTTATCCGAGGCTTTATCACTTCGGGTTGTCGGTAAATCAAACAGTGACATTAGAAACGACTACCTCTTCCTTTTCTCTCAACAGGGGCTTCATTATCTCCAGAACCGAAAGAGCCTGTGTTCAAGAACTCTTCCATTTCTTCATACGTCTTATTGAGAATAAGACCGCCAAGAAGATTAGGAATTTCGGGTAAGTCTTCAAGGGTTGTGTTATCCTTGTCGATAGGGTAAATATCATAGTCGGTTTTCTTATCTCCCGGCTTGCCGTGTCTTGTTACCTTGAACACGCCCGATACGAGAGGATTATTGTGCTGACAGGGTTCAATAAACTTCTTAAAGAACGCTGAACCTCTTTCCCACATCTGCACCTCTTTGCTGTCAACATTGTAAACCGGAATAAAGAGTTTCGGCACAATGCTCATATTTGCCTTGCAGAACGGACAGTTGTCAACAGGCTCATTATAAGACCTAATGCAGTTAATAAGCCTACGCTTTCCGTCTAACTGAATTTCGTGAAGTGAATATCCTTCAAGGTCGTCCAGCGTGTTGAACATAAATCTGCATACCGCACTCTGTCCATCGTTCTGGAGTTTGAAGAATGATGTGTTACCACCTGACTGCTGATAATTCTTGCTTTCCTCAAAGTTAAATCTTGCCATACTGTTTTCTCCTTTGTACTGTTATTTCGTGGGTTTCAACCCTTAAACATTATATACCATAATTGTTGCCGTGTCAAGCAAGGGTCTTTTCTAATGCGTTAAACTCTACTCGGGATAATTCGTTCATATCTTTTCTGCCCTTTGGTAATATATACTGCGAGATTATCTTGTCAGGAAACTCTTTCTTTAACTTCTCTCTTGCTTTCATTCCCGCCTCGTCATTATCAGTCGCTAACACAAACTCCCTTACAGGTAGGTTATGCAACTGCTTAAACTGCAATTCTGTACCTAATCCATTAAGTGCTACGGCATACGCACCATATACCCAACACGAAAGAGCATCCAGCATACTCTCACAGATTATTACCTCTGATATGCTATGCCACTCAAACGGCAAACTCTCCGCTTCTTGATATAACTCATAAAGTCCATACAACGGTTTCTCTACCCCTTGGGGGTAGTTAAACCTCTTACCCTTTACGCTTCGCCTTGCCACAAACAAAGTATTACCCGATACATCACGAACAGGGAATGTAAGGCTGTCAGTTTCACTATCGTAGCCAACATCAAACTTGTCCACTATGTCTTTTGTCAAGTGACGCTCCCACATATAATCGTGATAAAACTTATACTTTCGCAGTTCTTCCTCAGACACATACTTTGGTACACTCTTTAACGGTGTTATCCTCGCCATATCTAAATCTAAGTCCTTTCTCGTTTCGACTGATACTGAAACGTAGTTTTTCAGCAACCACTTCCAGCCGTAAACGCCCTCGTCTTCTATATCAAAACAATGCGATATGAATACCGCAAACGGAACTTTCTTACCACAGGCAAAACAATGGAAAAATCCATCGCTTGTTCTGATACCCGCTGAGGGATTATGGTCGTAATGGTCGCCGTGTATATATGGACAACATACCATAACATTTTCCCTTGTGCTATGGGTTTTGCCCAAAGGACGTAAACCTCTTTCTATCATCTGAACATTTAAGTCAGACAATATCTGCTCCACGCTCTGTTGTATGATTACGTTATCAATTATCATAAGGTCCTCAGAATATGTTACTCTTATCGTCAAACTGTTTCTTTAATGCCGTAACCTTTGTATGCGATACGGCTTTGTCCTCTGCACTGTCATAACTCGGTATATATTGAAACTCACCTTTATCAATATTCCAGTTATACTTTAATTTACCACCGACTTTTCCAAATCTCGACTTCTTTATGCCTAACTCTAATACATCCTCTTTCTGACGTAATGAGAGTACCTTTGTTGCGTTTTGAGCGATACCATCACTGTCCCTAATGTTTTCAAGTTCGGGCGTACCCTCAGTCTCCTTATCTATTACACCGCCTCGGTTAGACTGGACAACAACTAATACAGGTATGCCGAGTTCTATCGAAAGCGATAACAAGTCCTCGCTTATGTTAGTCAAACTTGTGGTCTTGGTATCTCCTCTCTTATACCGCTCGTCTGTAAGATATGTAATGCCGTCTATTGCTAACAGGTCGATATTATGTTGCTTCACATAATTCCTCAACTTTGATACTGTTATTTTTCTGCCAAAGTGAGCCGGAGTGCTTACGATAAACTTATTCTTATAGTCTTTTAACCTTGCGATATAATCAGGATAATCTTCGTTATCTTCGGTGTATCTACCATACATCAAATCGGCATTACTAAAATTTTGGAACAGCGTATCAAACCTGTAACCGATATTAGTCGGACTCATTTCGGGTGAGATATACCCGACATTAAATCCTATCTGCCACACGTGCGTACATATCTTTGCAAGCATCCACGACTTACCTTGATTAGTTCGGGCAAACAATACAAACAGTTCATCCCCTCTCTGTATGCCATGAATGATAGGGTCTAACTCCTCTAAGCCTGTTGTAAAGAAATATTCTTCGGGTGAGTTGGCTCTCTCCACAAATGCCTTTAATCTCTCGTCATTGTGTATAATATCCACGCCCGACAAGTTGTATTGAGGTTGCAGATTAGGGATTTCTTTGATTAAATACTCAACCGCTTCATTCGCATTGACCTTTAACAACTCCGCCATTTTCTTAACGACAGGCACGGACCGTCTGTATAGGTCTTCTTCTCGTAGGGTATCGACTAAATATTCATCACCCTCCTTGACCTCAACAAACTCTATCTCTGGAAACTTTGCACAGAAAGTCGCTTTGTCAGGAACATTACCATACTTCTCGTAATGGTCTTTAATGAAAGTGAACTCTTCCTCATAACCTGTAAAGTAAGATACATCTAATAAGTTATCGGTTACTATCGAAAAGTCCTTAGTTTCAATTATCTTGTTGATTATCTGCAACGCTATCATACTTGCTGTCCCTTCTGTCTTCACCGTAGAATGTTATAACTTTTGAGTTATTCCATATACGGCTCTTTAATCTTTCTCCTACTGCCTTTACCATTTCTGCACCAAGCGTGTTACCTGTAAAGATGTTTGCCTTTTCATCCACAACACGTTGGTCGATAAAGGACAGTAGTTGAGCGTGGTCGTACTGACTTAAATTGTCTGACCCTATGTCATCCCATATAACAAGGTCTGCTGATATGAGATTTGATAAGAGTTCATCCACTTTCGGGTCTTTATCTGATATATTCGCCTTTATCTTATTTAATAAGGTAGGCACGTTCACGAACACACCTCTGACCCTTAAACCGTTCCCCGCCCAAACTTCGTCAAAGTATTTGAGCATTAACTTAATAGACCACGTTGTTTTCCCGTTACCTGTATAGTGGCTTGCAATATAAAGGTTTTGTCCTTCTTCAACAAACTGCACTATATTATCTTTTATCTGCTGTAATTCCGTAAAGGCTTCAAGGTCGCACTCTTGCGGGTACAGTCCGAGCCTGTCGGGGTTGCACCTCTTTTTAGGGAGGTTGCTATTGTCTATCAGATACTTCATTTCAATATATCTGATACATCCCGTAGAACAGTCTTTATTATTACAGACTTCTTTATACCAACAGTCCTCTACCATTAAAATTTCTCTCCTGTTATATCTTTGCCTCTCTGCTGTATATCCTGTGCCTCGGCAGTAGGTTTACTGATAACCTCATTAAATCCACCGCCCTTGTATTCTTTGACCGGGAAGAACCCTCTGTAACCTCGGTTTATACTCTGTTGAACTATGGCACACGCCTCCTCTAATGAGTGAGCCAACTTATTCAACTCATTCAGCATACCTTTCCACTGATTTACATACATAGGCGAGTCCGTCATTTCTAACCTCATTTGTAAGTAAGTCAATAACAGTCGGGTCAATTCAAAGTTTTCTGTATATTCTTTTATTAAATCCGCACACTGCTGATACCTATTTTTCTTTTTAGGCTTTTCTGTATTAAGAGTTCCTAAGAAATCTTCGGTAGGTTCTTCCTCTTTTTTCTTACTTCTAATATCGTTATTATTTATATTATTAGAATTATTTATAGGAGTATTGTTAGTTATATTATTGGTGCAACTCAGTTGTATAGACGGATTGTCAGTATGCAACTGAGTTGTATAGACAATTTGGTCATTGATAGTAAGTTTCTGAATTAGTCCTTTATCAAGAAGACTTTTCAAATTCTTTTGAACACCTTGCTTAGTAGAGTTAGTCCATTCTGCAAGATATGACAGAGAACCTGTAAAATACTGACCGTCTGCTTGGGAGAATCCGTGAATGATAGCATAGATTAACAAGTCATTACCTTTTAGGTCTAACTCATTTATCATCCAGCCTTGCACTACTATAAAATTGTTGTTATTCATTATTCACCTCATAAATAAAACCCCTTTGCATTTTGGGCTACAAAGGGGTTATATCCATTGACTGACGCTTAAACTGACGCCCAAACATCAGCCAACTAAATCCAGTCGAGTAAGCATTAACTGACTGTATGATTATTCTAACATTGAACCTAACATTTGTCAACTTTGGAATAAAAAACCTGTAACTGACGAAATTACAGGTTTTTTATATGAAAGGATAACAAGTCGAAATTCACCGACAATGTTAGATTAACCCTTTGACCCGAACGTGTCAAGTATGTCGTGTATTTGATTATCACACTCATAGTTGACTGTTTCCCAAAGTGCTTGCTTTTCGGCTTCAAGGTTGACACCCTCAATGTCCGGTATTGCTCTTTCTTCTGAATACTCTACTGTATAGAAGTTGTCCCTAATCTTAACGCTTGCTCTGCTTGTTGCTCGGATGACTGTTACTTTTGCTTTCGGTTCATAATTTCTGTCCATATTACTTCTTCCTCTTTGTCAATTTTAATCCTACTGATACTTTTTCTGTCTTGTACTTTGCCAACTCCAGCAGTACGTCTTTCGGTATTACTCCGTCATAAACAAGTTTCTCAAACTCGTCTGTATCAACGTACTCCCTCGTCTTGATAGGTGCAGTGTAGCCGTGTTCCTTGAGTATTCTCAACCAAGCGACTTCGTCCACACTTACACTCGTTGTTGTGTATCGGGTAGCCTTAAAAAGTTCGGTTTCAAAAGTCCCATCACCTGTCGCTTCGATACCCTCTTTGATTTTGTCGGAGTAACCTTTTACTGCGTCAAACTCCGCTTTCTTTATGCCGTACTCGTTAATTAGTTCGGTCAGTTCCTTGTCTGTCATTCTTGTTCTCCTTTCGGTAGTACTTTTGTGTTATATCTCCCATTACACCATTTCTACCTTTCGGTATGTTGGTTTGGAATTCAACTAATCGGTAAACGTCTGACAATTTCCAATATCGTGTTCGCCTCTCGCCTGTCTGAAAATCGGGCAGTATTTTAGCAAGTTCATTATCAGGGTTGTCCCTCTTAAACTTATACCAAATGTTCAGCGTTTGAATTGAAATTCCTGCCTGTGCCGCTACCTGTGTTGCCGTGAGTAGTACTTCTTTCATTAAAACCTCCTATCTTGCTTACTCACAAACATTATATACTATAATTAAGAAAAGGTCAACTTAATAAGAAGTCCACCAACTTTGCCTTGTCCGTTATGTCTTTGCCGTCAACCATAAAGTCAGATATTTCACCTTTCTGTTCCACGATACTATGAATACGCTCGTCAATACTGTTGTGGACCATAATGGTATATATCGTGATGTTGTCAGATGTTCCTATTCTATGGCAACGGTCAATAGCCTGTTCCTTAGCGGCATTAGTCCACGGCTCGTCTAAGAAGATAACAACC